CAGTCGGTGACGCAGCATGTGCAGCAGAAGCTCGCCGTAGAGAGTGTATTGACGCAGAACCGACGCGACTATCCCGAAATGTACGCGGACCCCGACATGGAGTCCCTGGCCCTGGCCAAGATCCAGAGAAAGCAGGCAGAGGAAGGCATCGACTTCTTCTCCGCGCTGGACACGGTCTCGAAGGAGCTGGCGACCAAGTTCGGATGGGGTGCAGCCGCACCCGCAACCCCGCAGGCAGACCCGGGCCGCCGTGACGATCCCGCACCGACCACGTCCTCCCGAGCGCAAAAGCTGGAGCAGAAGCGAACGATCGACAACGTCACGTCGATCAACACCAAAACCGCGCCCACCGAGCCGCAGCCCGAGGACGCGTCGGCAATCATCGCCGCAATGCGGGCCGCACGCGCCGGTGGATAAGGCGCAATCCATCTTTTCATTCAAGGAGTACTATCATGGCTGGACAGGTCTGGTTGACTAACTCTTTGGGCGGCTACATGTGGTCGCCCAATCTCTCGAAAGTGCTGCGCATGTCCGTGCAGCCGCTGACGAAATTCAGGCAATTCGCCGATATTAAAGACGCCGCAGTACAGGGCAAGGGTATCGGCGAGGCGTTCCATTAAACAGAACCAGTGGAACTAAAAGACTGCGGTATGCTGGAAACCCCTAAAGCGTTCATTACTGACTAGGTGAAAATATGAACGATGCACCAATGGGCAATCAGCAGGGAACCCTCAATGTAAGCGAGGCAGAATTGGGCTGGCTGGCCGGTATCATCGACGGCGAAGGCAGCGTTATTCTTTTCCTCGGCGTGCGCAAAGGCGGCAAGATCAACAACGTGTCGCCCCAGGTAGTCGTCGGTAATACCGATATCGCGCTAATCGAAAAGTACGTGGACATCCTGCACCGGCTGAACGTCGGTGTGAATGTCGGGACGCGACTCCCCCGCTACCAGACCGGCGTGGAGGGAGCAAAACCATCGACCAAGGCATACAAGACGCTGAAAGTGGCGTCGACGGCCGGTTTCAAGCGCGTGAAAGCGCTGCTCGATGTGATCACGCCCTACCTTGTCACCGATAAGCGCAGGAAGGCTGAGCTGCTGCTCCAGCTCATCAACCGACGCCTGGCGCGCTGTGTCAGCAACGGGAAATACAGCAACACCCGTTATGACCGCGGCGATCTCGAAATCATGTGGCAGATATGCCAGATGATGAAGTCGAAGCACGCACATCTGATCGAGGGACTCCTCAGAGACTATGAGCAGTCGCAGCGTACAGCTGCATGATCTAGTCCGACCTCATGTGAAAGCATGAGAGGCGGCAGAAATGACCGCCCGCCAGCGTCGTGAGACGCCGGTCATCAAGTAACAGAATGTGGAACGTTTACAGCGATGTCGTCACGCAGGGCACCACCCTGACGGAAGGCACCGCTATGCCGACGACCAACTTCGTGATCACGCAAGGCACGATGACGGTCACGGAAATGGGTAACTCGGTTCCGTACACCAGCAAGCTGGACGACCTGTCCGAGCAGCCGGTGAAGGAAATCATCGCCAAGGTCCTGAAGAACGACGCCAAGAAAGCGTTCGACATCGCGGCCGAGGCGCAATTCCGCCTGACCCCGCTGCGCGTGGTCCCGACCGGCGGCACCTCCACCAGCGCGGTGACGCTGACCACCAACGGCACGGCGACCGGCACCAACAACGTTGGCCTGGGCAAAAATCACGTCAAGGCGATTGTTGACGTGATGAAAGAACGTAACATCCCGCCCTATACCGGTGACGATTACATCGCTCTGGCCCACCCGACCACGTTCCGCCAGCTGAAGAACGACCTGGAAGCTGTCCACCAGTACGTGGACGCCGGTTTCCAGATGATCCTCAACGGCGAAATCGGTCGTTACGAGTCGGTCCGCTTCGTGGAGCAGACCAACATCGCCAAGGCCTCGTGGTCGAATGGCCTGTCCAACTGGGCGTACTTCTTCGGCAACGACACCGTCGCCGAGGGCATCGTCATCCCGGAAGAGATGCGCGGTGCGATCCCGAGCGATTATGGCCGCTCGCGCGGCATCGCCTGGTACTACCTGGGTAAAAACAACTGCCCCCTCGCCGCGTAAGCGGCGAGTGATAACTTCGTGAATTCAGGGGAACCCCTGGTGGCATGTGCCACCGCCAGGGCAATCCTGAGCCAAGCCCCGAGAGGGGAAGGTGCAACGACCATCCCGTAGGTGGGAGTAGGGCCAAGCGGCCCGAAGTGCGAAGCACCCTTGAAAAAGGGTGGTGATATGGTCTGATCTTGCGGGTAACTGCAAGCTGCCGAAAGGCGGCGCGGAATGTAGCGATTCCGCGTGAACATATTGGGTTTCGGCATTATTCACACGCAAGCGCTCAATTCCAGAATCCTGCGCTGGGATTCCGCAGCGTAATTTCCTATCGGAAACATCAACACCCACCCCTACCTCACGGCGGGGTGGGTGTTTTTCGTGACGATCACGGAAACCACAAGGAGGTCACCATGACCATCGAAAACAGCGAGCTGAACACCAGTGGCGCGTTGAAGTCATCCAACGAGAGCCTGACCGGCGCATCGGGTGACGGCAACGACCCCAGCCAGGCCGACCTGGCCAAGGGGTTCAGCAACGTCGCGGCGCCGGAAAAGATTCCGCACTGGCTGCCGCAGAACGCCGACGACGGCGAGAACTACGTCGGCGACGTGTTCGGCGACCGTGGCGGCTTTGCCGGCCGTCCGCGTGGCAGTGAACGCTAATCCAGCTAATCCAAGGAGAACAGCATGTCCGAATCGAACTACAAACCCGACGGCACCGGCGTCGTCATGGGCGACCGCAAGCCGGTTCCCGACCGTGGCACCGGCACCGGCATGACCGGCCATACGACCGTGACGGATGGCCGCAGCCTGGACGTCGACGCCACCAACAGCCTCGGCGGCCTGGGCGGCACCGACAGCGACCCGATGGACCGGTGCCACGCCCCCGATCCGACTTTCGGCCGCACGCACGGCAAGAAGGAGGGCTACTGATGGCTACCCTGGACCGCTCCAAGCCGTTCGCCCAGATCGTCAACGACGAGGAAGGCCGCGCGTTCGAGCAGAACGGCAAATACTTCACCGCCAGCGGTGATGCCTGGGCGCCGGCGGACGCGCCGGCCCCGGCTCCGGCTCCGGCCACCGGCAAGAAGAAGGCCGCCGCGGCAAGCACCGAGGACACGCCGCCGGAGGCGCCTTGACCTGGCGCGTCGACGATCCGCCTGGAGAAGAGTCCAGGAAAGTGGTCTGGGACGTCGTCCAGTACCTGCGCGGCGCCGTCCTCGACCTGGGGTGCGGTCCGCGCAAGGTGCTGCCGCACGTGGTCGGCGTGGACAGCTGCGTCGACACCGAGCTGTTCGGCATCCCGATCCAGCCGGACATCAAGGTCGAGGACTGTTCGCGCCTGACCGATTTCGCCGACGCCGCCTGTGACGCGGTGTTCTCGTCGCACCTGCTGGAACACATCGTCGACTACGAGGCCGCGCTGCTGGAATGGTGGCGCGTGCTGAAACCGGGCGGCTACCTGGTCCTGTACCTGCCGCACCGCGACCACTACCCGAGAATTGGCACCCCGGGCGCGAACCCGGACCACAAGCACGATTTCTGCGAGGACGACATCGGCGTGGCGATGGTCGGCGTCGCCGACAAGAGCGGCCACGGCTGGGACCTGCGCGAGTGCGAGGTGCGCAGCGAGCGCCAGGAATACTCGTTCCTGATGGTGTTCCAGAAACGCGACGGCCCGGACATGCTGTACAGCCACCGCGAACCGAAGGCCGGTAAAACCTGCTGCATCTCGCGCTTCGGCGGCTTTGGCGACATGCTGCAAATGTCGAACATCCTGCCCGAGCTGAAGAGACAGGGCTACCACGTGATCATCAACACGACCCCGGCCGGCCAGGACATCGTGCGCGAAGATCCGCACATCGATGACTGGCTGATCCTCGACCCGGACCTGGTGCCCAACCACGAGCTGCCGGAGTTCTGGGAAGCCTTATCGCGCAGGTACGATAAATTCATCCAGCTGTCCGAGTCGATCGAGGGCACGCTGCTGGCCATGCCGGGCCGGGCGAATCACATGTGGCCGCAGGCCGTGCGCCAGGTCGTCCTGAACAAGAACTATCTCGAATGGACCAGCTTCCTCGCCGAGCTGCCGTACCACTCCGAGGCGAAGTTCTATCCGACCGCGGAGGAAGCCGGCCGCGCCCAGGGATATCTGACGTCGATCCGCCTGCAGCGCGCCCCCAAGGATCTCATGATTGGCGTACCGACCCCGAAGGTGTTCACGATCATGTGGGCGCTGGCCGGGTCCTCGGTCCACAAGTTCAGCCCGCACATGGATGCCGTGATCGCGCGCGTACTGCTGGAAATGCCCGAGGCGGTCGTGATCCTGGCAGGCGACATGGCCTGCCAGATCCTCGAGGCCGGCTGGGAGCTGGAACCGCGCGTGTACCGCGAGTCCGGCAAGATGAGCATCCGCGACACCCTGGCGCTGGCGCGAAGGGTCGACCTGGTGATCGGCCCGGAGACCGGCGTACTGAACGCCGTCGCCTTCGAGGAAGACGTGGCCAAGGTGATCATGCTGTCGCACAGCAGCGTCGAGAACCTGACCAAGCACTGGCTCAACACGATCACGCTGGCCTCGGCCAACACCGCGTGCTGGCCGTGCCACCGTCTCCACTACGGTTCGGCGCACTGCCACACCGACGCCACCACCGGCGCCGCCCAGTGCCAGGTCGACATCGGCCCGGGTGACATCTTCGAGGCGATCGACGTCGTCTACCAGGACTGGAGAGAGCGATGACCCTGCAGGAGCTGATTACCCTGTTCCGCAACGAGGCCGACGACGCCACCGAGCCCTACCTGTGGGAAGACGAGGAGGTGATCGAGTTCGCCAACGACGCCGAGACCGAGGCGGCGCGGCGCGCGCGCCTGCTGGTCGATTCCACCAGCGCGGCGGCCCAGGTGCTGGTCGACCCGGTGGACAACGGCGTGGTCAGGCTTGACCCGTCCGTCGTGTTCGTGCGCCGCGCCCAGCTGGCCGGGCGCCGTCCGCTCATGCGCTACACCCTGCGCGACCTGGACTGCGAAAATCCGTTCTGGCGCGACGCCGTGCCGAGCACGCCGCGCCTGTTCGTCACCGACTACCAGACCGGATCGATCCTGCTGTTCCCGCCACCGGCCGACCCGGCCATGCTGTACATGACCGTCGTGCGCACGCCCGCGGTCGAGATGGCCGGCATGCAGGACAGCCCGGAGATCGCGCCGCGCTTTCATCGCTCGCTGCGCCACTGGATGTTGTACCGCGCGTACAGCAAACAGGATTCGCAATCGAACGACCCGAAAAAGGCGGCCGACGCGCTGGCGCTGTTCGAGCAGGAGTTCGGCAAGAAATCCTCGGCCATCGACGAGAACTGGATCGAGCACGAACAGATCGACGGCGACGGCACGTTCTGACCAGCCTTTCGACAAATTTGTCGAAAGGCCCCCACCCACGGAGGCCATCATGCAAGCGAGACTGCGAAAACGAAAGAACTGCGGCTGCACCCTCGAACAGGCGGTGTTCGTGCTCCTGCTATGGACCGCGTATGTCCGGGCGACTCGCTGAGCTGGCGCACCGCCTGCGCGAGCGCGTGCTCGACCTGATCTGGGACGCCACGCTGCCAGTGTCGTCCGAGTGCCCGGTGTGCGCGTTCTGGCGCGGCGTCCTGGCCGGCGCCATCGCCGTCTGGCTCACCTACTGGGTGGGGGTGCTGCCATGAAACCGGTCTCGATCACCGGCGTGCGCGGCATCGTCAACGTCAACGCCGCCGAACGCCTGCAGGCGCTACCCACCAGGGACGATCCGCTGGTCGACCTGGTCGACGCGGTCAACGTCGACATCGACGACACCGGTCGGGTGTCGCGCCGGGCCGGCCAGTCGACCATCGTGGCGGGCAGCGCGCACTCCCTCTACAGCAACGGCGACGACTGCCTGTACGTGCAGGACGGGAACATGTACCGGCTCGACCGCGACCTGTCCTCGACACTGGTCGCGGCCGGGCTCGACCCCGATCCGGTCGCCTACGTGAGCGTGGGCGGGCGCATCTACCACGCCAACGGGATCTCGTCCGCCGTGTTCGAGAACGGTCGCGTGCGTAGCTGGGGCATCCCGATCGACGACACCGCCGTCGTCGCCAGCGCCACCACCGGCGCGCTGCCGGCCGGCGCCTACTTGTTCGCCATGACCCTGATCCGCAGGGACGGGCAGGAGTCCGGCTGCGGCATGGCGCACCGCATCGACCTGCCCGACAACAGCGGCCTGAATTTCACGTGGTCGGTCCCGCGTGACATGGACATCACGCAGTGCGCGCTGTACCTGACCCAGGCCGACGGCGAGACGCTGCTGCAGGCCGCCGTGGTCGACGTCGAGGACGGCCAGTACACCTACACGGGCGGGCCGCGTTCGTTGCCGCTGGCCACGCAGTGGCTCGACAAGCCGCCGGCCGGCTCGGCGCTGGCGCTGTACCGCGGCCGTATCTACATCGCCTACGGCGCGCACCTGTTCGCCACCAGCGCCCTGTCGTACGAACACTGCGACATGCGCGACTACCGCGCGATCGACGGCAACGAGATCCAGCTGCTGGCCGCCGTCGACGCCGGTCTGTTCGTCAGCACGCGCCACGCCGTCTATTTCCTGTCGGGCGCGAGCTTCGCCGACAACGCGATCTCGCGCAAGTACGACAGCCCGGCCATCCCCGGCAGCGTGGCCAGTGGTGACGCCGGCGTCATCACCGGCAACGCCCAGCTGGCCGGCCAGGCCGCCGTCGTGTTCGCCACCACGCGCGGCATCGTGCTCGGCCTGCCGGACGGCTCGCTGCTGGATTTCACGTCCGACACCTACCAGCTACCCGCGGCCACGCGCGGCGCCGCGCTGCTCCGGTCCGGCAAGGCGCAGCAATACCTGGTCTCGCTCGACACCTAGCACATCCGCCCGGCCGCGTTAAGTGCCAACGTTTCGCCGGATTTTGGTCTTTTCTTCGTGGCAATACACACAAATTAATGTAGGTGAAAAACCCCTAATGTGTGTGAAAAATCCCCCGGGTTTTTCACGCACATTTCCGGTTTTTCCCAACAGCCCCGCCCTGCGCGGGGCTTTTTAATGTGCTTGAAAAATCCCCTGGATTTTTCACACACATTTCCGGTTTCCCCCAACGGCCCCGCCCTCAGCGGGGCTTTTTTTTCGCCCCGCTGACGGGGTCTACCCAAGGAGAATCACCATGACTTTGCGCCTCAGCACTGCGGCGAGGGATTACATCAACGGCGCCGGCTCCGTGAAATCGGCGTTCCAGAACGGCCAGATCCAGATTTACAGCGGCTCGCAGCCGGCCAGCGCCGACGCGGCGCCGACCGGTACGCTGCTGGCCACCATCACCGCCAATTCGGGGGCGCGCACGGCCGAGGTGCTGGCCACCGGCACCGTCACCCTGTCCGGCAGCTCGGGCTCGGTCGATACCCTGACGGTGGGCGGCGTGTCGATCATCGACGCGGCCGTATCGTTCAACACGGATCTCGCCACCACCGCGGCCGCGCTGGCCGCCATCATCAACGCGACCATGTCGGTGCCGGACTATACCGCCACCAGCAGCGGCGCGGTCGTGACCATCACGGCCCCGCGCGGCATGGGCGCCGGCGCCAACACCCTGGTCGTTGCGGCCGGCACCACGGGCCTGACCGCCGTCACCGCCAACATGAGCGGCGGCGTCACCGCTGTCAACGGCCTGAAGTACGGCGTGTCGACCTCCGGCACGATGGTGAAACGCGACAGCCAGGTGTGGTCGGGCGTGGCGGTGGCCTCGGGCACGGCCGGCTGGTTCCGCTTCGTCGGCAGCGTCAACGATTCCGGCCTGATCGACTCGTCCGCCAGCCAGATCCGCATGGACGGCGCGATCTCCACCTCGGGCGCGCAGTTGAACATGTCGAGCACCGCCGTCACCTCGGGCGCCACGCAGACCCTCGCGTCGTTCCCGATCACCCTGCCGACCTCGTAACGCGAAGGTCCCATCATGGCCATCGACGGCAATATCGACCTGGGCGACCTGAGCGGCCAGGACATCCCGTTCCTGCTGGAAGGTTCGCTTGAACCGCCATTGACCTTGCCGCTGCTGCTGTCGGTGGCGGCCGCCGGCGTCGCAGGCGGGGTCGTCGATGGCTATGGGCCGGGCCTGACGCTGCCGGTGTTCACGCTGGCGGACGCCGGCATGGCCGACGGCATGGTCCTGCCGCTGTTCGACCTGGCCGCGGAGGGAGAGGCCGGCAGCTATATCACCGGTGGCGTGGACCTGCTGGCGCCGCAGCTGGCCGGGTCGCTCGAACCGCCGCTGGCCTTGCCGGCCCTGCAGCTGGCGGCCAGCGGCAGCGCCGGCCAGCTGCTGACGGCGCAGTTCCTCCAGCTGGAGCTGTTGCAGCTGGCCGCCGCGGGTGGCGATGGCGGCGCCACCACGCTCGAACCGTTCACGGCCAGCGGAGAATTACTGGCCGGCACCGTCGCCGGCGCCGCCCTGTCGCTGCCCGGCCTGACCCTGGCGGCGACCGCGCTCCAGGACGCGAGCGGCGCTGGCGATATCACGTTCGCGCCGCTGCGGCTGAACGCCAGCGCCACGTCCAGCACCGTGATCGACGCCAGCATCACGATCGCGGCACCGACGCTGGCGGCCGTGGCGGTCGCCGGCACCGTTGGTGACGCGCTGCTGACCGTGCCGCTGTTCGACCTGGCGGCGGACGCGTTCTCCGAGGCGATCGGCAGCGCGACCCTCATGCTGCCGCTGTTCGCGCTGCACGCCGCGGACACCCTCACCGTGCCGCGCCCGGTCCTGACCACCGTCGTGCTCAACACGCGTTTGAAGGGCGTCAGCCGCTACGACGGCCTGGCCGCCAACAGCTTCGCCCGGTTCGCCGGCATCGAGCTGGCCGCCACCCCCGACGGCATCGTCGCGCTGATGGGCGACACGGATCTCGGCGCGCCGATCGCGGCGTCGATCGTGGCCGGCACCAGCGACTTCGGCGCGGCCGAACGAAAACGCATCGACAGCGCGTTCGTCGGCTACCGCTCGGGCAGCGAGATGGAGATGACCCTCATCACGGACGAGCACCACGAATACACCTACCGCCTGGCGCCGCGCCAGATCGGCGACACCCTGCACGGCACGCGCGTCAAATTCGGGCGCGGCGTCGATGGCCGCTACTGGCAGTGGAAGCTGGCCAACACGGCCGGCGCCGGGTTCGACCTGGCCGGCGTGCAGCTGAACGTGATCCCGCTCGCGCGCGCCGTATGAGCGACGGGCCGATTTACACCGGCTGGCTGCCGCTGCAGCTGTCGGGCGACCTCGAGAAGGCGAGGACGTTCGAGCGCGACGGCCGGCGCCTGCTGGGGGCCATGCTGGCGGTCCACGGCGTGAACGAGCGCATCGCCAACGGCGAGCCGGGCGGTTTCTTCAGGAAGTCGGTCGAGATGCCCGACGGCACGCGCCTGACCGCCATCACCAACAATGGCCAGCACATGGTGCGCATCGATACCCCGCGTCCGTTGGAGCAGCGCGAGGTGCCGCACGAGCACCACCACGCCGAGGGCCACAGCGCGCACGCGAGCGTGCACCAGGATATCGAGCCGCTCGAACCATCGGACCACGTCCCGCTGCCGACGCTGCCCAAGCGCAAGTATGAAGAAGAGGAAGAGGAAAAAAAGAAGGACAGTTCGGACTACATGTGGATCGGCGTCCGCTCGACCAACCCGAACGTGCCCTGGTATTCGATGCAGGCCATGCTGGTCGAGCCCGATTCGGGGCCGACCTGGGATGGCGAACATCCCAAGCGCGGCATCGTCACCTCGGTCGACTTCTGGAACGGCAGCTGGCTCAAGGCGCTGGACAACGGTGACGGCAGTTACACCATCGAGCAGATCGCCACGCCGGACCACATCCAGGGCAACACGATCGACGACAGCATCCAGGCGACCATCGACACCTGGTCGAGCGGCACCGGCGCGATGGAGCACATGATCCCCGGCACCCACAACATCGAGGTCAATATCGGCGAGGATTTTGCCGACGGCATGGTGCTGGTGTCGGCCAACGGCGTGCGCTGCTACTGCACCACCAACACGGTGCAGGGCCAGACCGACATCACGAAATGGTTGCCGTTCGACCCGACGGCCGACGACCAGACCGGCGCCGGCGTGCGCGACTACGGCGACCGCAAGATCAGCGGGTCGTACCCGATCGCGCCCTGCCTGTGGGACGTGAATTTCGTGCTCGATCCGGACGAGGATACCCAGCAGTACCCGTGCGACACGCGGCCGCACGCGCTGGCGCTGCGCCAGGCACTGGAGCAGGTGGGCATGACCAACCAGGTGCTGCCCGGCCAGTACATGCTGGCGCTGCACGTCTACGACAACTACCCGCAGCTGCGCTCGACCCGGATCGGAGAAGCGATCCCGCTGTATCCGGGCTCGGTGCGCAATGGCGAAACCGACTACATCGAGTTCATGCACCCGGCCGACACGACCCTCAACACCGGCGTCTACATCGAGGTGCGCCTGGGGCGCGGCGACTCGTATTCCGTGTTCAAGTTCGAGACCGTCGTGGCCAGCTGCGACGACCGTTTCGACGTCAACCTCCCCTATGGGTTCGAGGAGTACGACGAGTGCACCCGTACCGGTGGCCCGCAGCCGTTCGGCCCGAACTTCGCGCAGCAGCTGGTCGCCGTCGACGTGCTGGGCGGCAGCGCGCACTGGGTCGACCTGGAGGGAGCCGACCTGGCGCCGATCTTCGGCGGCGGCCACTACGCCTATCCGGACGACATGCGCCGCCCGCTCGACATCTACATCTTCTACGATCCGCTCTCGCAGCCGGGACAGGAGAACTACGCGGAGTGGGCCGCCTACGCCCTGTACGCCGTGCTCGAGGCGGCGACGAGCGGTGTCTACGGGCGCTCCGTGATGGCCGACCCGGGCGGCGAGACCGGCCTGCAGGGCGTGTTCTCCGGCGCCTCCCAGTCCGTGATCTGGAAGTACGACGCCGAACACAAGACCATCACGGCGGTGCCAGACATCAGCGACCCCGACGACTACCCGTACGATCCCCAGCCCGATGGCCACGGCGGCACCTTCCCCAGCCCGTACCTCCGGGAAATGGCGTGGTACTACCCGTACAAGTACATCGCCAAGGATGCGTGTCGCAACAGCCTGGGCATCACCCTGACCGCCACCAAGACCAGCTTTTTCTTCGAGAACGGCCAGGTCGTGTATTTCGCCGATCCGCCCCCGCCCGACTATTGCTGCTGACAAGGAGTCGTCATGTCCTGTGGATTCATTGTTGATGGTTCGGCCCTGTCGCCGCTCCCGCCGCCGGCGGCACCGCCCGCGCTGCCCGACCTGCCGCCCCTGCCCGACCTGTCGATCATGGCGCCGTTCACGCCGGCGCCGCCTCCGCTACTGCCGTCGATCCCGGACGCGCCCCCGGCGGACCGCGCGGACGAGGCCCATGTCGATCCGGTGGAGTATGTGACCGGCGAGGCCCCCGGCATCGTCCAGCACATCATGGGAAGCACGGGCGCGCTGGCGCATGCGAGCCAGGGCAGGGCGTTGCAGGCACTCACCGCCCTGGCCGGCGTGGCCCAGGGTTTCACGCCCGTGGTGGCGCCGACGATCCCGCGCACCGACGTCGACCAGCCGGTCGCGGGTGACGCTCCGGCCGCGCCCGAGCTGGCGCCCGATTTCGCGCCCCTGCCCGAGGCCCCGGTCCTGTCCCAGGACACGCCGTTCACGCCGCCGCCGGCGCCCGAGTTCGACGCGGGCAGCCTCCTGATCGCCGACCTGCCGCTGCCGGACCCGCTCCAGGTCATCATGCCCGACGCGCCCGAGCTGCTGGACGTGTTCGCGCCGCCGCCGCCCGATTTCGTGCTGCCGCCGGCGCCGACGCTGGTCGAGCTGGACATCCCCGACCCGCCCGCCATCACCCTGCCGACCTTCGACGCCGAGCTGGGCGCGCGGCCCGAGCTGCCGTCCGTCGAATTTTCCTACAGCGAGGCCGACTACAACTCGAAGCTGCTCACCGCCATGACGGAGCGCCTGGCCGGCCTGATCCTGGACAGCGCGGCCACCGGCCTGCGCGCCGACGTCGAGGCGGCGATCTGGCGGCGCGGCGCCGCGCGCGAGTCGGTCCTGACGCGGCGCGCCACCGGCGAAGCGGAGCGCCTGTTGCGCATGCGCGGCTTCGCCATGCCCGCCGAATCCCTGACGCGCGTGGTGCAGCAGGCCCTGCACGGTGGCCTCGTGCGCGGTAACGCGCTGGCGCGCGGCGTCGCCATCGAGCGCGCCAACCTGGCCCAGCAGAACCTGCGCTTTGCCATCGAAAGCACGCTCGCGCTGGAGTCGCGCCTGATCGACAAGCACAACGCCGTCCAGGCCCGCGCCCTCGACGCGGCCAAGGCCCTGATCCAGTCCGAAATCGCGCTGTTCAACGCGCAGGTGAAACTGGTCGTGGCCGACGTCGCCGCGTTCGCCATGCGCGCCGAGGTGTTCAAGGCGCGCCTGCAGGGCGCCCTGGCGTCCATCTCGGTGTACCGGGCCCAGATCGAGGCGGCGATCGCGCGCGGCGAGGTCAACGCCCAGATGATCGCCATCTACCAGGCCCGCGTGGCCGGGGTGCGCGTGATCGCCGACGCCTACCGCAGCCAGGTCGAGGCGGCGCAACAGATGACGGAAGCCAACAAGGCCCGAGCTGATCAGTACCAGGCCCGGATTGCCGCCTACCAGGCGACCGTTACCGCCAAGCAAAGCGACTATGAGGCCTACGCCGGGGCCGTGCGCGCCCAGGCCGAGCGCGCCCAGCTGTTCGAGAAACAGGTGGCGGCGTATCGCTCGCGCGTGGGCGCGTATGACGCGCTCGTGAAAGCCAGGGTCGGGGTGCTGGACCTGCAGCTCAGGCAGCAGGGCGATTTCCCGCTGGAGGCCTACCGCGCGCGGATCGAGGCCTACCGTACCGCCTCCGATACCACCATCGAGCAGCTGCGTACCATCGCCAGCGTGTACGGCGCCAAGATCCGCGCCTATGTCGCGCAGGAGGGTGTCAAGACCGAGCTGGCCGACGCCGGCGTGCGCGTCGCCCAGGCCAACGCGGAAGGCGCATTGGCCGAGGCGAACGTGCTGATCGAAGCCGGCCGCGCCAACCTGCAGGCGGCCGAGGGGTACGCCGGCATGGTCCAGAACAACGTGCGCACGGCCGGCCAGCTGGCCGGCCAGCTGGCCGCGGCCGCGATCGCCGCCCAGAGCGTGCACGCCTCGATCGCGGAGACGGGCAGCTACGGGATCTCGAACAGCGCCGGCACATCGTCCAGCAACAGCGACAGCAAGGCGTCGGTCAATTCCATCAGCCACTCGGCCAGCAAGAACAGCTCGAAGACGGCGATCACCGGCGTGACGACCAACAACGTGGTCAGCAATGTGCAGGGCCGGCACCGCAACCGCGGCCTGAGCCAGTCCGAATCGACGCAGTACAGCAATTCGACCAGCGTTTCGACCGGCGTCGGTTTCAGCAACACGGCGACCCACAATTTCTCGGACAACTTCTCCTACTCGAAAGAGTGCGTCGACCGTACCGTCATTTCCGAGTGAGACCACCATGGCCCTGCGAGTTCCCCCCATCCCACCAGAGCTGACCTCGTCCACCCTCACGGTCAACGCCGTCCTGGGCGAGTCGCAGGGCATGGCGTCCGCAGCGATGACCGGCGGCGCGGCCGCGATCGAGATGCTGTCGAGCATCGACATCGCCATCCCGGATCTGGTCCCACCGCCGATCGACGTGCCGTCGATCACCGTCGCGCCCGCCGGCGCCGCGCCGCAGGACCCGGGCGACCTGACGGCCGTGCTGCCGGAGCTGCCGGTCGCGCCCGCCGTGCCCGCCGCGGCCGCGCTCGACGTCGGGACGCCGCCCGCGTACGACCTGGTGCCGCCGCTGCTGATCGACGTGCCGCTGCCGGACCCGTTCGACGCGCTCGTGCCGGACGCCCCCGTGCTGGCCGACGTCGCCGCCCCGGTCGAACCGGATTTCACGCTGCCCGAGGTGCCCGACCTGGTCGCGCTGGCGCTGCCCGATCCGCCGGTGTTCGACGTCCCGACCTTCGCGGACGCGGCGCCGGTGCTGCCGGCCGCGCCGGACCTGGCGTTCACCTGGGCCGAGGTGGAATACCGCAGCGACCTGCTGGCCGACCTGAACAACCGCCTGCTCACCTTCGTGCAGGGCGACCCTTCGAGCCTGCCGCCCGAGGTCGAACAGCGCCTCTGGGACAAGGCGGTCGACGAGGAAATCGCCGTCACGCGGCGCGGCGTCGAGGACGCCACCGCGCAAGTGGCCGCGCGCGGGTTCAACCTGCCCGGTGGCGAGCTGGTGCGCCTGGCGCAGACCGCGATCGAGGCCGGCCTGAAGCAGGACGCCGACGCCAGCCGTGAACTGATGGTCGCGCAGGCGCGCATGGAACAGGCCAATTTCGCGTTCGCGTTCTCCAACGCCATGCAGCTGGAGGGCCAGCTGATCAACCTGTTCAACCAGGTCCAGCAGCGCGCCCTCGACGCCGCGCGCTATCGCGTCGAGTCGGCCATGCAGCTGTTCGATGCGCGCGTGAACCTGTACCAGGCCGACGTGCAGGCGTTCGGTGCCAAGGCCGAGGTGTTCAAGGCGCAATTGACCGCCGTGCTGGCGCGGCTGGACCTGTACAAGGCCGAACTGGAAGCGGTCAAGGCGAAAGGGCAGCTGAACCTGCAGCTGGCCCAGCAGTTTTCCGCGCAGATCGATGGCGTGAAAGTGATTGCCGATGTGTACCGGGCCCGTGTCGCCGCCGTGTCGCTGGCCGTTGCTAACAACAAGAACCGGACCGAGCTGTACAAAAGTGCCATTGATGGGGCCGCCGCGCGGGCGAAAGCGGGCGCCCTGGCCGTGCAGGGTTACCTGGGGCAGGTGCAGGCCGAGCAGGGCAAGGCCGACCTGTTCGCCGCGCGCGTGGCCGGCTACGCCTCGCAGGTGGAGGCCTACCGCGTGCTGGCCGACGCCAGGCTGTCCGAGGCGAACTTCAATTTCCGCCAGCTGCAGCAGTTCCCGCTCGAACTGTACAAGGGCAAGATCGCGGCGGTGCAGGCCCAGACCCGGGCCGAGGCCGCGCGCCTGACGGCCACGGCCGAGGTGTTTGGCGCGCGCGTGGAAGCGTATGCCGCCCAGCAGCACGTCACCGCCAGGCAGGCCAGCACCCAGGCCGAGGTGGCGACGACCAGCACCAGGTTGTACGCGAGCCAGGCCCAGGTGGCGATCAACGCCGCCTCGATCAACCTGCGCCTGGAACAGGCGCGCACGGAAAGCGCCCAGGCCGCGCTGCGCGCCGCCGCCCAGCTCTCTACCCAGCTGGCCTCGGCCGCGATGAGCGCACGCAACGTCTCGGCCTCGTTGTCGGGCAGCCGGTCCAACTCGGGCAGCATCAGCGCATCGGACCAGACCTCGACATCGAGCAGCAACAGCCAGACGACGGCGTCGTCGAACGCGACCAACGTGTCGACCACGCTGTCCGAGACCAACGGCGGCACGTCCTCGTACAACGCCAGCCAGACCTGGAGCGACAACGAGACCCTGAGCGAGACGGTGAACCGCACCAACTCGACCGTCGTGTCCCATTCGGTCAGCAACGACACGCGCACCGAGAACCGCAACAGCTTCTCGGGTTCGTTGAACAAGCGCACCGAAGTGACCGACCAGACCATCTACAACCACAAAGGCTAAAGGACCCGACATGCCTACTCCAGACGATCCGCTCCAGAACCCGCTCAATCCGGCCCAGCCGGGTTTGCGCGAGCGCATCAACGCCGCGGCGCCGCAGGCCCAGGCCAACGCCCAGGCCGTGGCCCAGCGGCTGGGTGTCCAGCCCGCGCCGGACCAGTGGAGCTATCGTGACAAGCTCCAGATCGGCGCCCATGACGCCCAGGCCGATGCCCAGGCGGTGCAGCAACGCCTCGCCCCGCGCGCCACGATCGCCAGCGCCGCGCCACAGCCGGCGGCTTCGCCCCTTGGCACCAATCCGGCGCCGGACCAGTGGAGCTATCGGGACCGGGTGCAGATCGGGTCCAATGACGCGCGGGCCGATGCGCAGGCCACGGCCCAGCGTCTGAACGCCAATCCGCAGCCGCCACGGCCGGATGCCGGCACCGTGCGTCAGCAGCTGGGGGTGTCGCCGCCGGACCAGTGGAGCTATCGGGACAAGGTACACATCGGCTCTCACGAGGCCCAGGCCGGGGCCCAGGCCACGGCCGCGCGCCTGGCCGCCAATCCGCAGCCACCGGGACCGGATGCCGGCACCATGCGCCAGCGGCTGGGCGTGCCGCCGCCGCCAGACCAGTGGAGCTATCGGGACAAGGTGCAGATCGGCGACATGGATGCCCGCGCCGATGCCAAGGCCACGGCCGCGCGCCTGAACGCCAATCCACAGTCGCCGAAACCCGACGTCGGCACCATGCGCCAGCAGCTGGGCCTGCGCCCGACGCCGCCGGGTGCCGCGCCCGGCCCGACCGCCGTGCCAGGCCCGGGGGCCGCGGCCACCGGTGCGGCTGGTGTCGGCGCCGCTGGCGCGGCCGCTGCTCGTGCCGCTGGTGCCGCTGGTGCCGGCACGGGGGCGGCCGCCGCTGGCGCCGCGGCCCCGGCCGCAGCCGCGCCCGCCGCGGCCGAGGCGGCGGGGCTGGGCAAAGACGCGTCGCTGCTGGCGCGCGCCGCCTATGGCACCGGCAAGATGGCTGGCCGGGCCGTCCCGCTGGCCGCCCGAGCCCTGCCGGTCGTCGGTCGCGCGGCCCCCGTGGTCATCGGCGGGCAGGTGCTGTCGCACATCAACGATTACAAGATTAACGATCCGGACGTCGACTCGTCGGCCACCGGCACCGTCAAGGCGCTCGCCAAGGGTGATTTCGCCGGAACCGGCCGCAGCCTGTCCAAGGCCGCCCTGGAGACGCTGATGGACCTTGGGTCGGCTGGCGCCAACCTGCTCGACTACGTGGTCCCTGGCAAGGCGCCGGTGTCGACCGCCTACGACAAGATGTTGCACGACACGTTCGGCAACCAGCTGGCGCCGCATCCATCGGTGATCGCCGATCATGCGCGCACGCAGGCGCCGAAACCGGCGGCGAAGGTGGACACCACCGCCAAGAATCCCGTCGCGGCGCCGGCCAAGCCGGCCGCGCCGGACCAGGCCAAGCCTGGCGCCGCGCCGGCGGCCGCCGCGCCGGCACCCGCTCAAGCGCCGGCGCGGCGCCAGCTGCCCGACTACAGCGGCATGGCCGCCGCCGCGCGCGACGACGCGCTGGAGGCGATCGACCGCGAGGAGGGCGCCAGCCCGAACGCCGCCTATTACCAGACCGTCAACCAGAACACCGGCACGACCACGTATGACACCCGCGACGGCAACCAGATCGCGGTGCAGGCGCCGACCGACCGCGACCGCGCGCTGGTGAACCGCCTGAGCGTGATCGACGGCCGCCCCGAGGCCGGCGCGACCTTCGAGCAGGATGGCAAGGTGTACAAGAACGTCGTCACCGGCCGCGACGAGGTGGGCAAGCCGGTCTATCGCGCCATCTCCATCGATGGCGCGGCCGAACCATCGACCCTGGGCAACGAGGCCGGCTTGATCCGTCAGTACGACGAGGCCCAATCCAGGCTGGCCGGCCCGTCGCAGGCGGACAGCGAGCGCATCGCCGCATTCGACGAGCGCCAGGGGCGGCGCGACGCCGTCCACCAGCGCTACCAGCAGGCGCTTGACGCGATCGACGCGATCGGCGCCGCCCCGACCAATGCCGGCCCGGTGGCCGACGCCGCCCGCGCCAGTGCCAACCCGAACGCCAAGGTCGCCGCGTTCGTCCAGCAGTACGGCGACTATGCCCGCGCCACCGGCGAAAAGCTCGGTGTCGACCCGAACGTGGTCTTGGCGCACTGGGGCCAGGAGACCGGCTGGGGCAAGAGCGTCATTCCGGGAACGAACAACCTGGGCAACATCAAGGCCGTCAAGGGCGAGGCCGGGGTCCGCGCCACCGACAACATGACCGGCTCGAAGGACGCCTACGCGCAGTACGGCAGCCCGCAGGAATTCACCGACAAGTACGCCGGCCTGATCCAGAGACGTTACACGGGCGCCGTCGGCGCCGGCGACGACATGGGCAAGTTCGCCGCCGCGCTGTCCGGCGGCGGCTACGCCACCGACCCGGACTATGCCAACAAGCTGCAGGCCGCGTACAAGACCGTGCGCGCGGCCGGCGGCGGCATGCAGCCGGTCGCCCAGGACACGCTGGCGGCCACCACCGCCGGCCCCGGGGCCATGAATCCACGCCGCGTGCGCGGTCCGCTGGACAACCCGGTGCAGATCATCGACATGCCCAGCGGCCAGGTCTCGATGGCGTTCCCGCGCTCGGACAACCCCAGCGCCGGCATGACCCAGGACGATTACACCGCCGCCCGCGCCGCGCTGCGCCAGAACCCGGGACTGGCACAGCGCATGCAGGTCACCGCGAACGGCCTGACGGTCGACGGCGTGCCGATGCCGGCCAATGTCCTGTTGGGTGGCGATGCCGAGATCACCAAATTCAAGAAGAACGTGGCCCAGGCCCAGCGCGTCGCCGTCAACCCTCTCGAAGGCAGGCTGGCCGAGGAGGCGTTGCGGGGCGAAGTCGCCAACCGCGGCCATCAGATCGCGGCCGACGCGTCGCTTGGCGTGGCCGACAAGAATGCCGCATCGGCCGAGAAAGTGGCCAAGATCCAGACCGAGGCCAGCCTGCTCCAGCATCGCTATCTCCCCGCCGGTGGCGAGGTCGACGAGATGGGGCGCAAAAAGCCGACCGTCTATTACGACACGCAGCCGACCTTGCCGCCTGGCAAGTACGTGCCGTTGCCACAAAACGTCCCGGCCAAGGCCGTCGCCATCCAGCAGGCGCGCGAAGCGCTCAAGCGAGGAGGCAAGCTGGAGGACGTCAACGCGATTCTGCAAGGCTACGGCTACGAGCCGATCACCCAGTAGGAAGGACGGGAAGTCATGGCAAACGACAACAAGGACCTAGGCGACTTCGCCGCGATCACCCCTGGCACGCAGCCCGACCTGGGCGACTTCGCCCGGATCACGCCGAATGGTGGCAAGCCGAGGAGCGCGATCGGCGAGATCGCCAACCAGCTCAAGGCCGGCGTACTGGTCGACCTGCCCAAGATGGCGGGCCAGGCGATCCAGTACACGTCCGACCCGGGCCGCCCGGTCTACGAGTTCGGCAAGAGCATCGCCGACTACGCGCGCGCACAGGAAGCGCGCCCCGACCTGCAGCCACAGGCGTACGACCACAATGTCGTGACCAACGCGCTGGCCGGCGGCGCGCGCATGATCCCGCAATCGATTGTACCGGCGCTGGGCGTGGGCCTGGCCGCGAGCGGGGTCGGCGCGCCCGCCGGCGCCGCCCTGCTCGCCGGGTCGGTGCTGGGCGCGGCCCCGGCCGGCATGGCGCAGGCCGAGGACACGCTGGAGAAGGCGCGCGCCCAGGGCATCAGCGACGACATCGCCATTCCGGCCGCGCGCAAGACCGGTCTCATCGAGTGGGGCGGCGAGTCGGCCGGCAACTATCTCGGCGGCAAGCTGTTCGGCCTGGCCGGGCGTGCCATCGGCAAGAGCCACGCCGGCACCGCCGCCGAGCAGGCGCTCGAGGGCGCCACCAATACCCAGGTGCTGAAACCCTGGCTGCGCCAGCTGCCCGAGACCGTGCTGGGCGAGGTCGGCACCGAGATGGCCCAGAACGCGGGCGAGGCCTATGTCGAGCAGCAGGCCGGCATCGATAACCACTCGCCGTGGGAAGCCGCCAAGGAAGCGATCGCGCCGACGCTGGGCATGACCGCGCTGCTGGCGCCGTTCGGCCTGGCCGGCCACGCCGTCAACGCGCACCGCCAGCAGCAGAGAAACACCATCCTGACCTCGCCTGACGCCGACCAGCAGCAACGCACCGACATCGTCAACCAGATCGCCCCCGAGATCGAGAAGGTCGACGCGGCCGCCGCGCGCAACTTCCGCGCCAACGCCGATCGTGCGATTTCGGCCAAGCAGGCGCTGACCCTGGACGCCTCGCTGTTCACCGAGCCGGGTACGAACGCGGTGCCGCCGGCGGCGGCCCAGCCGGCCATCGACCCGGCGGACCTGCCCGATGCCGGCACCGAGATCGCGCCGGCGAACCCGATGACGGCGGCCGCGCGCCTGGCCAATCCGATGCTGCCGCTGCGTGAGGAAGCCGCGCAGAAGCGGGCCGACCGTCGCACCCAGGAAACCGGTATCCCGCACGAGGTCGTGCCGCACCCGAGCGCACCGGGCATGTTCGGCGTGCAGCCGGTGCAGCAGGACGCCGCCGCGCCGCAGGAACAGGAGCAGGCGCCGGTCGCGCCGCCGGCCGAGGCAACCGCCCCGGCCGCGCCGGTTGGCCTGAAGCCGGGCGATCCGGTGCAGGTGACGCTCAATGGCCAGGACCTGTTCGAGCACGGCACCCGCATCGTCGGTCTGACCGAGGATGGCCAGTACGCGATGGTCGAGGGCTCGAACGCGGCCGTGCCGGTGACGGCCCTGACCCGCATCGATCCGCAGGCCGCCGCCGCGTTCGACGCCGCGGCGCACGAGGCCGCCACCAGCCCGCAGAACGACCGCCAGGAACCGAGCGACGCCCAGAAGCACGCCGGCAACTACAAGAAGGGGCCGGGCGAGCTGCAGGGCCTCAAGCTGATGATCGAGAACCCGGTCGGCTCGACGCGCACGGGCGAGGACAGCGACGGCACGCCGTGGTCGACCACGATGAGCGACCACTACGGCTACATCCGCGGCACCAAGGGTTCGGATGGCAAGGAGCTGGACGTCTACGTCGGTCCGAACCCGGCCAGCCACCACGTATTCGTGGTCGACCAGATCAACCAGGAAACCGGTGAGTACGACGAACACAAGATCATGCTCGGCTACAACTCGGCCGAGCAGGCACAGCGCGCCTACGAGACGCATTATGCCCCCGGCTGGCAGGGCGGCGAGAACGTCACCGCCACCACGATCGACGGCCTGAAACAGTGGCTCAAGGGCGACACGACGCGCGCGTTCAACCCGGCGTATTTCCCGGAGATGCATATTCCGGCCAACGACCTGTTCAACCAGCAGCAATCCGCTGCCGCCCAGGCCCCGACCCAGCAGGAGGCCGCGCCGGCACCGCTGTCGCACCAGGACAAGGTCGACAACGATCCGTTCTACCCGGCCGCGCTCGATGCCCTGCGCGGCAAGACCAGCGTGACGCCGCAGGATCTGCAGACCCAGCTGAATGTCGGTTACAACCGCGCCCAGCGCCTGCTCGAACAGATGCACATGGAGGGCTTTGTGTCGCCGGCGGCGGACGATGGCTCGCGTACCGTGGCCGAGAAAGCGGCAGCGGCGCAGCAGGAAGCCGCGCCGGTGGCCACCGAGCCACAGCTGGCCGCGCCGCAGGAGCAGGCACCAGCAGAGCAGCAGCCGGCCACGGCCCACCCGACCCAGGAGCAGGCGCTGGCCAGGTGGAACGCGGCCAGCGACCAGCGCTGGATGGAACTGATGGGCGGGCCGGAGAACGTCGACCAGAACGACGGTCTCAGGATCAAGTCGATCGAGAAGGCCAACGAGGGGCAGCGCGCGGCGGTACAGGGCTGGGGGTTCCCGGCCGACCGCTTCAACGACAAGACCCACGGCAACGGCCTGATCGTCCCGACGTTCGAGAAGGACAAACGCAGCACCGTGACGCTGTTCCCGGGCGATAACCGCAGCCCGCAGGTCAACCTGGCCCAGGGGCCGAACGGCAAGTGGGGCTACGGCTTTCAGGTCTGGCGCAGCGAATACGCGCTGAACAACACGCAGGGCACGTTCTTCAGCGATCCGGTCCGGCCCGATAACCGCCCGCAGTTCGACAGCCGCGAGGCCGCGCTCGACGCTGCCGTCAAGGAAATGCGTTCGCTGGTCGACCAGAAGATGGCCGAGCGCATCGACGCCAGCCCTGTGCTCAAGGCCCAGACCGGACAGGAAAGCACCGCGGCGCCGCAACAACGCCAATGGTCCTATAGCGACGGCACGCCGCTGTCGCCGCGTCATCAAGACCTGTTTACGCGCGCCGCCCAGGTGTACCAGTCCGTGCTCGACCAGACCCCGGACACGAAGGACAACAAGCAGCGCCGCGAGCAGCTGCGCGAGCAGATCGCCAACCCGGTGCGCTACGCCCAGCTCGATGAGGTCGAGAACGACAAGGGCCTGAAGATCGGCGACCAGGTCACGCGCGGCAAGTCGGACCAGATCGAAACGGTGGCCAGCATCACCGCCCGCGACGTCAATGGCAAGCGGGTGGTCGAGGTGAAAACCATCTACCCAGGCAGCTATGGCGGCTGGGGCAAGCTGGAATGGTTCAACAAGGTCGGGCAAGACGGCAAGCAGGCGGCCGCGCCCGAGGCGAAGGCGCAGCCAGACAAGCCGGCCGCGGTCGACTACCCGAACCGCCAGCTCGGCTTCCAGAAGGCCGTCACGGACGACGCCGACGCCTATAACGATCATGTCTGGGCCAACATCGCCGCCGCCAACATGAAGGCCGGCGACACGTTCGAGATGAACGGCAAGGACCAGACCGTCCAGTCGATCACGGACAAGACGCTGAAACTCAAGGATTCCGACGGCAAGATGCGCACGCTGAACCCGAGCGGCGTGGCCTGGGGCCAGTTCCAGCGCGACCTGGGCGGCCAGCTGACGGTTGAGAACCTGCAGGCGAACAACCCGCTGCAGGGCAAGCGCCCACTGATCGACATCCTGAAACGTGATCCGGCCGTGCATGTCGACGCGAACGGCAGCGTGTACCTGCGCGATGGCGGCCCGGTGCCCGAAGCGAAGGAGCAGCCCTCGAAGCAGGCCGCCCCGCGCCCGTTCACCGACGTCGAGCGTCGCGCCATCGAGACCATGACGCAGGGCGCCGCGCGCGAGCTGAACCAGAAACTCCAGCTGGGCGTGCCCGGCATCATCACGCCGGCCAGCGTCAAGACCGTGCGCGCGAAGCTGCTGGCGATGGACCCGGACCAGGTGCGTCCGCACATCCAGCCGCTGGTCGACCACATCGAGAAGAACGACGCCGAGCGCAAGGCGGCCAAAGAGCCGGCCAAGCCGACGTGGAAGCGGCCAGATATCGACAAGCTGAGCGATTACGAGGTAAGCCGCCTGTACGACCGTGCCCGGTTCGATGATGGCGAGCACCGCGCGAACGTGCAGCGGAAAAAGCTCAAGGCCGCGCCGGACGAGAAGCTCAAACGCGCGCAGGAACGGCTCGACGCCGAGACGGCGCACCGCGCGGCCATCGAAAAGGCCGGCGAGAAGCATGGTCTTGTGCCGCTCAACTTCCCGTCGCTGCACGGCGCCAGCCTGGCGCTGCGCGACGATCCCACCGCGCCGATGGCCCAGGTGATCGAAATGAGCGATGGGCGCTACACCGTCACGTTCCGGCAGATGGTGGCCAACGGCGGCAATTTTGGCGAGCTGACCTCGTACCCAACCCTCGATGCGGCCCTGGAAGAGGCCGTCGACGTGCTGCGGGAGACGGAGGATACGAGCCTTACCGAGGAACAGTACCTCGAACGGATGCGCGAACGCCACCGTGCCGACCGTGTCCGCTTCGACGAAGCGAAGGCGGCGCGCGAGCCCGCGCCGGCCGCGGCCCAGGAGAAGGTGCACGAGTACGACGAGAAGGAAGCGAAGCCGCTCCTGATCATCGCCTGCACCGACGGCAAGCTGGCCGGCCGCCACAAGGCGATCGACCTGTACCAGGGCGCGCTGTTCGACGTGCTGCGCAAGTGGATGCCGAAGGATGCGATGGACGTCTACGTCCTGTCGGCCAAGCACGGCCTGGTCCACGCGGACACCGTGCTGTCCAGCTACGACCAGAAGATGACGCCCGAGCGCCAGAAGGAACTGATCGAAAAGGGCGTGAACGTCGCCGACTTCAAGGGCAAGAACTTTAGCGAGGTGTTCGTCGCCGGCAGCCAGCTGTACACGCCGGTTGGCCAGGCCTACGCCGAGCAGTTGCGTAAGGCCGGCTTCGTCGGCCCCGACGCCGAGGTCAAGACGACGTCCGGCTTCATCGGCCAGCAGCGCGGCCAGCTGGGCGAGTACCTGCGCAAGGTGCAGCAGGACAAGGGCACGCTGCCCGAGACCCCGGCACCGCTGGAGGTGGGCGTGCGCGTGCGCGTCAAGACCCTGGACAAGGCGCCGCTGGGCCTCCAGCACGACGACTACAACCGTTTCGCCGGCCGCGTCGGCACGGTCGAGCGCGAATTCGTGCAGGGCGACAACCGGTACTTCATCGTCAACCTGGACGACACCCCCGACAAGGTCGAGCGCCGCCAGGAATTCTGGAGCGGCCATCTGGACGTCCTGACGCCGGCGCACGAGGCCGGGCCGGCCGCCCTGTCCGAGGACCTGGTCAAGAGGACGGCGCAGATCCGCGAGCGTGTCGACGCGATCCTCAACGCCGACCCGCAGCTGGTGGCGCAGGCCGATCTCGTGAAAACCGGCAACCGCTTCCAGGATTTCCGTGACGCGTACAAAACCGCGTTCGAGAAGGCGCTGGCCAGCCTGGGCGATTCGATCCCGGCCGACCAGCTGGCGCCGCTGTTCAACAGCATCGACAGCCTGCCCGGCTACGCCGACCGGGCCGCGCGCAACTTCATCGCCGACCACCACGGCACCGAGAACAAGGAACTGAAGTCGCTGGCGCACAAGTGGGGCTATACCCCTGAAAACACGCCGGAGGACGGTTATTTCCCGGACTATCAGACGGCACTGAAATACGACAACAAGCGCACCGGCAAGGAGCAGCTGTCGTTCGAGATCCGGGTCGCGCAGGCGCCGAATCAGCGCTGGGCCTATTCGTTCGGCTACCAGCAGGGCGGGACCGGCGGCAACGGCATCGGCCAGGCCATCCTCCGGCCGGCGCTGACCTCGGTCGCGTACGACACCCGGATGCTGGCGGTCGAGGCTGCCGGCGCGGCGATTCGCCAGGAACTGCGCAAGCACGGCGTCGACGCACTGCGGCCGCACGGCCAGATCCTGACCGCCGTCAACAAGTTGAGTCTGCTGGGTGAGCTGCGCGAGAAACTGTCGGCGCTGGCCGGGCGCGCGCTCGCGGCGCACGCCGGCAAGCTGGCCGGCCAGCTGAGCGGGTTCACCGTCGGCATGACGGCCGACGACAACAATCTCACCAACAAGTGGGTCAAGGAGGTGATCGCCGAGCGCGAGAAGCTGGTCGAACGGGCCGAGAAAAAGGCCAAGGCCAGGGTGGCGCAAGCGCCACAACCGCCGCAACCGCCGAAGCAGGACGCACCCGGCACCCGCTATTACCCGGCGGCCGTGCGCGGCGAAATCGCCGAGCGCCTGCAAAAGCTGCTCGACGGCTTCGACGCCAGCCGTTTTACGCGCGAGGGCGCGGCCCGCTCGCAGGTGCGCAACGTGATCGAGGAGTTGAAGAAGGACAGGACGGTGCTCGACCTGCCGGCATTGCTGAACGAGGCCTCGAACCGCCTGATGCTGCAGTTCCCGGCGCAGGCGCAGGTGCTGGACGACGTCGGCGAACAGCTGGAAGAGGCCGCGCTGCAGGCGCCGGAGGCCGTGGCGCCCGCGCCCGTGCCCGCCAAGGTCGACGAGGCCGAGGCGAAGCGCCGCGAGAAGGCCGCGCGCAGCGGCCAGCGCGAACTGTTCGGGATCTTCTCGAAGGACCCGGCCCTCATGAAAGCCGTGGCCGATGCGGCCCTGCCGGGCGACTTCGATGCCAAGGCCGTGGTTGCCGTGCGCAACTGGGTCGAGCAGCAGAAAGCCGCCGACAACCTGGACCCCGACCGTGCCCTGATGCTCGACAGCCTGGTCGCCGACGGCAAGGTCACGTTGCCGCGTGAATGGTTCGATTCGCTGCGCAAGTACCTGAAACGCGCTGCCGCGCGCGCCGAGAAGGAACTGGACCGCGATCCGGCCGTGTACCAGGCCGAGCTGATCCGCGCCGCGCAGGCGGCCGCCATCCCGCCGGACAACGTCGTCCTGTTCAAGACCGGCTTCGACCATGCGCTGGCGGGCAAAACCAGGTCGACCCTGCCGCCGGTGCAACAGATGGCGCAGGGTTACGAGGCCGGCGCCGCCTGGATGAAGACCGACGAAGGGCAGGCGTGGTACGCCGGCCGCCGTGGCAAGAAACTGGAAAACACCGGCGCCGCGCTGCGCCGCTGGTTCGATGAATCGAGCCGCAGGATCAAGGAAGTGACGGCCGACAACCTGCCGGCGTCCTACGCGATCATCAAGGACCAGGCTTCGCGCGTGGAGGCGTTCGCCAATGTCGCGGCCGAGAACGCGACCCCGGGCACGAAACGCTACATCACGGCCCTGCGCGACGACATCCAGCCGTTCCAGGCCTGGCTGCTCGACACCGGTCCGCTGGACACCCTGTACGGGGAGATCGGCTACCGCGAGAGCGAATCGGCCAGGATCGCCCGCTTCCTCGACGGCCGCACCTATCCGTACACCTACGACGCCGCCGGCAAGAGAACCAGCATGGAGGACGCCACGCCCGAGCAGCGCCTCGAGCTGCTGCAGGAGGCGGCCGCCACCTATAACGACCGGCTCCGGGGCCTGGCCGAGGCCCTGTCCGGCGTGACCAGCGTGGCCCAGGCCGCCCAGCGCTACCAGGACTACATGGTCAAGGCGGACAAGAAGGACGCCTACGACTGGGATGGCCAGCGCTACACCGAGGCCGGCAAGGAAGTCACCAAGATCCTGCGCGGCCGCCCGTTCGACTTCGAGCCGGACCACTACACGGTCAACGAGCTGCTGAAACACGAGAACGACCCGGACGCGCCCACCGATCGCAAGCAGGCGCTGCTGGTGCCGAAACTCGACCGCGTGGTGCGCGAGGGTGAGAACCTGCCCGACTATCGCCACGGCAAGGATGTCACGCCGCAGCAGATGAAAGACACGTTCGGCTTCGCCGACGTCGGGTTCGGCCGCTACGTGGCCGCGAAGCAGGACCAGGACCACCTGAACTACGCGTATGACGCGTTCATGGACCTGAGCAAGCTGCTGGGGATCGATCCGAAACAGATCGGCCTGGGCGGGACGCTGCATTTCACGATCGGCGCGCTCGGCCACGGCCGCCACGCGGCGCACTTCCAGGCCCGCCAGCAGCACCCGGACGGCGGCACCGTGCCGGTGATCAACGTCACCAATACCAAGGGCGACGGCACGGTCGCGCATGAATGGTTCCATGCACTCGACCACGCGCTGGCGGCCGGCTGGGCCGGCACCACCTGGAAGCAGGGCGAGGCGGTCGCGCGGGTCGTGAAACTGCTGTCGAGCAAGCGCGACCTGGACGCGCTGGCGGACAAGGTGCTGGCGTACGCGAAGGGCCAGCGCTTCATGCGTCACGGCAAGCGCAACACGCCGATGTACAACCTCAAGACCGAGGCCGGCCTCGTCCAGAACGCCGAGCACGGCCTGCGGTGGGAAGCCGGCCAGCAGAGCGGCCTGCAGACCGAGTACAAGAAGCAGGCCGACGCGATGGGCGAGGACTACTGGGGCAACCCGCGCGAGTTGCTGGCGCGCGCGGCCGAATCCTGGGCCCACGACACGCTGGGCGGGGTCTCGAACTACCTGGTCAACCCGGCCTGGGTGGGAGAGGGCAAGATCAAGGCGCCGCAGTACAAGGGCGCACCCTACCCGATGGGCGAGGAACGCAAGCTGTTCAACGACGCCATCCAGGCGCTCGTGAAATCGCTGCGCTTCGGCAAGGACGGCGTCACGGTCGACATGGACACGTTCGAGAAGGAATTCCCGGACGTCGGGCGCCAGTTCAAGGAGGGCATGGCCGCGCTGAATGCGCAGGTCCCGTCGATGGTGCGCACGTGGCTGGCCGAGAAGGAGGCGATCCAGCTGGCCGCCGCGCACAGGAAGGGCGAAGCCGAGCGCGCCGCGCAGGCAAAGACGCTGGCCGAACAGCAGGCGCGCGAAGCGGAAGCGGCGCGCCTGCGCGAGGAGGCCGAAAAACAGGAACAGGCCGCGGTCACGCCGCCGGCCGGCGCGCTGTCGGACGCCGACCTGGAAGCGCTGTTCGACCAGGCCGAAAACGAGCTGGCCGAGGAACAGCAGGAGCAGCCCAAGGCGCCAGAGCCGGGCGAGGCCGCGCGTCCCGACCACTGGACGCAGGAGGATTACCACCACCTGCTGCAGCTGGTCGACGACGGCAAGGTGTTCCTGCTGGCCGACCCGTCGCGCGGCCTGGCCACGATCCACGACGTCAAGAACGCCGTGCACCTGGGCTATGGCACCTTCCGCAAGAGCACGCCGGCCTACGAGGCCATGTTCGAGGGTGGCGGTTCCATGAAGGAAACGCCGAGCGGCAAGGCCTATTCTCTGGTGTCGGTCACGGGCGACCGCGCCGCCTTCCTCAAGGAGATCGGCTGGGACCAGGCGAAAACGCGCCTGCAGGCGAAACTGATCGTCAAGCAGGGCCCGAAGGCGGCGCCGACGTTGTCGCAGGAGCAGGAAAAAAGCGCGGCCAAGCTGATCGCCGAGGCGGCGAAGCTGGGCGTGTCCGGTATCGACGAGGCGTTGAAGGGGCTTACTAAACTGTTCGGCGGCAACGCGCTGAAGTCGTTCCCGTCCGGGTTCGACGAGCACACCTACCGCGAGGCGAAGCCGCACTTCGAGGCCGCGCTGAAGAACTTCCAGGCCGCGGGCAAGACGCTGGTCGACCTCTTCAAACTGCTGATCGGCCACTTCGGGCCGGGCGTGCGCCCGTACGCGATCCAGTTCGCCAAGGAGAAGGGCCTGACGGCCAACCTGTCGGCGCCTGCCTCGGCGACGGAGCAGGTGGCGAACCAGGTGCAGAAGTGGCTCGCCGACGGCCAGCAAATCTCCAGCAAGATGCTGTTCGAGAAGGCCGACCAGGCGTTCGGCGGCACCCAGGCCGAGGGCAAGTATTCGGTCAAGGACGCCTATGACGCGATGGAGGCGGGCGTCAACCGTCACATCATGGCCCAGGCCATCACGCCGGATGGCTCGGCGACGGATGCCGTGCACAAGATCGGGCAGCTGGACAAGTGGACCCAGCAGCTGGCCACGCAGACCCGCCGCACGGCCGAAATGGACGAGTTCCAGCAGTTCTCGACGCCGCCGGCCGAGGCCTTCGCGGCCGCCTGGGTGGCCAACATCCGCGTCGGCGAACAAGTGCTGGAGCCGTCGGCCGGGACGGGTTCGCTGGCGATCCACGCCCAGCTGGCCGGCGCGCGCGTGACGGTCAACGAACTGTCCGCGCGCCGCGCCGAGGTGCTGAAAACCGTCCTGCCCGAGGCGCGCCTGTTCCAGGAGAACGCCGAGCAGCTGGACAATATCCTGCCGGACGACGTAAGCCCGAGCGTGATCATCATGAACCCGCCGTTCTCGTCGACGGCCGGGCGCATGGAGGGCGCGCGCGACACCATGAACGGCGCGGTGCACATCGAGCAGGCCCTGAAGCGGCTGGCGCCGGGCGGGCGCCTGGTGGCGATCGTCGGCACCGGCATGGCCGAGGGCAAGCCGGCGTTCAAGGCGTGGTGGCAGCAAATCAAGCGGGACTATAATGTGCGTGTCAACCTCGGCGTGGATGGCAGCAACTACGCCAAGTACGGCACGACCTTCGACAACCAGATCCTGGTCATCGACAAGACCGGCCCGACCAAGGGCGCGGTCCTGACGGGCGAGGTCAAGACGCTGGCGGAATTGCCGCCACTACTGGAAGGGGTTCGCAATGATCGACAGGAAACCGCGCGCGCGGATAATGCGTACGATCCTGGTCAACCAGATGCCGATCAACCGGGCGGCGGCGCAGTTCCTGCCGGACCAGAAACCACTGGAGACCGAACCGGCCGTGCTGACGCTGATCCGCTGGGGGCTGGAGAACGGGATCGTGCCGGTGCCGGCGGCGCCGGGCCATCCGAACGAGGACAGCATGATGGCGCAGGTGATCGAAATGGCAACGACCTGGCAGCCGAGAAACGCGGTGAAGTTCCTGACCAACCCGGAAGGACCGGACGACACGGTGCTGACGGCCGAGGAACTGGCGGCGCAACCGAGCGCGGAGGACGCGGCCGAACTGCTGATCGAGAACCTGTACAACGCGATGGTGGCGAACGCCCCGTAAGCGGCGAGGTCAAGGTCGAGCAGGCCGACAACACCGCCGATCGCGGCGAGATGTCGGATGCGATCTTCGAGTCGTACACGCCGCAGCGCCTGAAAATCCCCGGGGCCAAACCGCACCCGGGCAAGCTGGTCCAGTCCGCCGCGATGGCGGCCGTCGAGCCGCCGGCGCCGAGCTATTCCCCGAACCTGCCGAAAACCGTGATCGACAAGGGCCTGCTCTCGCTGGCCCAGCTCGAGGCGGTGGTCTACGCCGGACAGGCGCACAGCCAGATGCTGCCGGGCGACAAGGAACGGCGCGGCTTCTTCATCGGTGACGGCACCGGCGTGGGTAAAGGCCGGGAAATCGCCGGCATCCTGCTCGACAACTGGAGGAGCGGCCGCACCAAGGCCGTCTGGCTGAGTGCGAAACAGGGCCTGCTGCGCGACGCGCGCCGCGATTTTGCCGGCGTGTCCGGCAACGCCGACCAGATCCTGGCGCACAACAAGTTCAAGTCCGACGCGAAGATCGACGCCAAGCAGGGCATCCTGTTCACGACCTACGACACGCTGCGCTCCGGCGCCCAGAACGCCAAGGACAAGGCCAAGGGGCAGCCGGCCGGCAAGACGCGCCTGGACCAGATCGTCGAGTGGCTGGGCGAGGACTTCGATGGCGTGATCGCCTTCGACGAGGCCCACAACATGGGCAACGTGGTCGAAAGGAAGGGCAAGCGCGGCAAGACGAAGCCCGCCGCCAAGGCGCTCGCCGGCGTCGAGCTGCAGCGCCGCCTGCCGAAGGCGCGCGTGGTCTACGTCTCGGCCACCGGCGCGACCGAGGTGCACAACCTCGGCTACGCCACGCGCCTGGGCCTGTGGGGGGAGGGCTCGGCGTTCGCCAAGGTCACCGATTTCATCGGTGGCATCGAATCGGGCGGCGTGGCGGCGATGGAACTGGTCTCGCGCGACATGAAGGCGCAGGGCTCGTACCTGGCGCGTTCGCTGTCGTTCGACGGCGTCACCTACGACCGCCTCGAGCACGAACTGACCCCGTTGCAGACCGACATCTACAACGAGCTGGCGCGCGGCTGGCAGATGGTGCTGGAGAACATCAACGCCGCCCTCGAGGCGACCTTGCAGGCCAAGAACGCCCAGGCCAAGAGCGCCGCCATGGCCCAGTTCTGGGGCAGCCACCAGCGCTTCTTCAACCACGTGATCACGGCCATGCAGATGCCGTCGATCATCGAATCGGCCCAGAACGACCTGGCCGCCGGCCACGCCGTGGTGATGCAGCTGGTCAATACCAACGAGGCCGAGCAGGAGCGGCAGGCCGCGAAGCTGGCCAACGACGACGAGGCGGCCGCCGAGGACTTCGATTTCACGCCGCTCGAGACGCTGCTGAACTACGTCCGGAACGGCTTCCCGATCCAGCAGCACGAGCAGTACGTCGACGAGGAGGGTCACACGCAGACCCGGCCGGTGACCGACTCGAACGGCAACCCGGTGTTCAACCGCGAGATGATCGCCAAGCGCGACGCGCTGGTGAAGAACCTGGAGCAGATCCGCGTGCCGGATAACCCGCTGGACATGATCCTGCGCGCCTTCGGTACGGATAACGTGGCCGAGATCACCGGCAGGAAGCGCCGTTTCGTGCAGGTGCCGGACCCGAAAACCGGTGGCTTCCGGGTCGAGGAACAGAAACGCCCCGTGTCCGCGGTGCCGGCCGATGCCGACGCCTTCATGGAGGACAGCAAGCGCGTACTGGTGTTCTCGGACGCCGGCGGCACGGGTTATTCGTTCCAGTCGGACCTGAACGCCAAGAACCAGCGGCGCCGCATGCACTACCTGGTGCAGCCGGGCTGGCGCGCCAACAACGCGGTGCAGGGTTTCGGGCGCACGCATCGTTCCAACGAGGCCAATCAGCCGCACTACGTGCTGCCGACCACCAACCTGAAGGCGCAGAAGCGGTTCATTTCGTCGATCGCGCGCCGCCTCGACCAGCTCGGCGCGCTGACCAAGGGCCAGCGCGAGACCGGCGGGCAGGGCATGTTCTCGGCCACCGACAACCTCGAATCGCAGTACTCGGCCGACGCGCTGCACAACCTGTTCGTCGACATGTACAACGGCCAGGCCAAGCTCGATTTCCACGAGACGACCAAGGCGCTCGGCCTGAACGGCCTGATCGACCCCAACACCGGCGCATTGAGCATGTCGAAGCTGCCGGACGTGCCGCAGTTCCTGAACCGCCTGCTGTCGCTCGAAACCACGCGCCAGGACGAGGTGTTCGATGAATTCTTCCGGCGCCTGGAGGAAACCATCGAGCGCGCCCGCGCCAACGGCACGTTCGACGCTGGCATGGAGACGCTGCGCGCCGACAAGGTGACCAAGCTGCGCGACCAGGTCGTGTACGAGGACAAGAGAACGGGCGCCCAGACCCGCTACGTCGAGCTGGAGCTGACGCATCCGACCCACTTCAACCAGTTCAGCGAGGCGCAGCGCCAGGCCGCCATCTATGGGGACAAGTTCCTGGGCTTCTACCGCAACGAGCGCACGGGTAAGGTATTCTCGTTGGCGCGCACCGGCACCTCGACCGACACCAAGACCGGCCAGGTGGTCTCGCGCGGCGTGCGCCTGCACCCGACCGGCGGCAACCGCTACGGTGACGACGTCGACAAGGTCCTCAAGGGCGCGCGCGGCGAGAAGACCGTCAAGAAGACGATCATGGCGGCGCTGTACACGCGCCCGGCCTCGGGCATGATGACCGAGAGCTACCTGAACGCCGGCGGCAAGCCGGTCGACGTCACCGACACGCGCCTTGGAACCCTGCTGGCCCAGCGCGGGCTGGAGCGGGTCGAGCAGACCATCCAGAGCGGGCCACCCGGCCCCGAGCGCGATGCGTTCGAGCGCCTGCTGGCGCGCATGAAGCCGCACCTGAAGGAAACCGAGGCCGAGCGCGAGATCCCGGCGTTCGTCAAACTGGCCCCGGAACAGGCGAAATCGGCCTGGGAAGCGGAGATCGCGGCCAGCCCGGCGACCTACACCGACCGCACGCACCTGCTCACCGGCATGCTGCTGCCGATCTGGGACCGCCTGCCGGGCGACCCGCGCGTGGTGCGCACCCAGACCGTCGACGGCGAGCGCCTGCTCGGCCGCGTAGTGCCGGCGTTCTATCTGGACCAGACCCTGAAGAACCTGGGCGTGGGCTCGAACCTGGACAAGCTGCCGGCGGCGACCGTGCTGCAACGCCTGCTGGATGGCGAACGCGGCGTGCTGGCCAACGGCTGGCTGCTGCGCAAGGTGCGCGTGTCCAACGACGAGCGCATCGAGGTGTCGGGCAGCTCGTTGGCGTACAACCGCGCCGAGCGCGACCTGCTCACCAACGCGGGCGCGTTCACCGAGCGCATCAACTGGCAGGAGCGGGTGTTCATCCCGACCGGAGACAAGGGCGAGCAGGTACTGGAACGCCTCCTTACGTACAAGCCGCTGGTCGACCTGGGCAAGGAGAAGGAGCAGACCGACGACGAGGCCGAGTTCTCGCGCGGCACCCCGGGCGTGGGCATGACCAGGGCCGACGTGTGGGCGGCCGTCGACGGCGTGCGCGCGGCCTGGGCCAACGCGCCCGCGATCGAGGTGGTGCAGTCGGTGGGCGAGCTGCCGTTCAAGGCCCCGCCCGACACCCGCGGCGCCAGCTTCCGCGGCAAGGTCTACCTGGTCGCGGACAACCTGGCGCACGAGGGGCAAGCGCAGTTCGTGCTGGCGCACGAGGTGCTGGGCCACATCGGCCTGCGCGCCATCCTCGGCCCGCAGGCCCTGCAGCGTGAACTGAACCGGTTGCGCATGATCAACCCGGAACTGGCGAAAGCGGCGCGCGCGCAGGCGCAGACCTACGGCTACGATCTGAACCTGGCGACCGAGGAGGCGCTGGCCGACATCGCCGGCAGCGGCAAGACGATCAAGGGCTGGCAGAAGTTCGCGGCCGTCGTGCAGCAGGGCCTGCGCGCGATCGGGCTGGACCGCGTGGCCGACTGGCTGGAGGGCAGGACCCAGGCCGAGACCATGTCCCTGCTGGCGCGCGCGAGAGAGGCGATCGAGGGGTCGCGTGCGCCGCGCGTGTTCGGCGAGGCGCAGGCCGCCATGTTCTCGCGCGATGGCGACCTGTCCGATCTGTCGCTGGTGCCGGACGAGCGGCTGCAGGCGATGCTGGACCAGACCTACGACAGCTACTACACCGCCAATCCCACGCTGACGTACGAGGAAATGAGCGACCGCGCCCGGCCCATCCACCAGGAGCTGGCGCGGCGCAAGCAGGCGGTCGCGCGATCGAAGCCGGCCACCAGCACGGCCGATGTGTTCCCGGGCTTCAAGATGATCCCGGTCGGGACCAAGATCCGCGGCGACTACGGCATGAACGTGCGCGACCAGGTGGGGACGGTGGTCGGTGTCAAGCCGATGGTGTACGACGGCGTGTTGACCAACCTGCCGGTCGTCGATTTCGGCGGGCGCTACGATGAGGTGACGGTACTGGCCAGCCAGATCAAGGAAGTGTACGCGCCGCGCCCGCTGCAGGATGACGACGGCGTGCGCTTCTCGCGGCCGGAACCGGGCGAGGGCGCTCCGGCGGCGCCGACCGACCCGGCGAGCCAGCGTCTTGCACACGCCACGCCCGAGCAGTTCGCGCGCGCCGCCAGCCGCACCGTCCGGGCCATCACCGGGACCGGCGGCAAGTTCGCGCGCACGGCGGCGCACTACCGCTCGCTCGCCCTGCAGTTCCTTGGCCGCCTGCAGCTGACCGACGTGTACGGTCACCTGTTCCCGCTGCGGGACAGCAAGACCAACCTGATGCAGCAGTACAGCGACCTGGTCGCGCAGATGGACGCCGAAAAGACCGAAGGCAGCGCCCACGCCGACGAGATCGCCAAACGCTGGGCCAGGCTGACCGACGAGCGCCAGCTGGCCGAGCTGATGCACGACGTCACGCGCCTGGGAATCGATCCGTCCAAGGACTACGACTATCAGGACAACCGCCAGCAGTACAACGAGCTGCGCGCGCGCTGGGAAGCGCTGTCGGCCGGGGCGCAGACGATCTACCTGGACGCGCTCAAGGCCTACGAGAAGCAGCGCGCCGCCACGATGCAGGCCGTGCGCGAGCGCATCACGCGCTCGTTGCCGGACCACCCGAACCGGGCGGCGATGGTCAAGGCGCTCGAGGAAGAACTGTTCGGCCCGAAGGTCAAGGTCTACTTCCCGCTGGCGCGTTTCGGTGACTATGTCATCACGGTGCGCTTCGTCGGCCGCAACCCGCAGCCTGGCCAGGCCATCGTGAAAGAGGCGGTGGCGCGCGCCGAGACGCTGAACGAGGCCGAGAACCGGCGCGCCGAGCTGCTCAGGGAGTACCCGCCCGAGCAGGGGTACGAGGTGCTGCCGGTGATCAAGGCGGCCGAGTACAACGCCGCGCGCGATTCGGTCTCGCGCGGGTTCCTGAAAAAGCTGTTCAAGGCGCTGGACGACGCCACGCTGCAGGACCCGTCGCTGCAGGACACGATCAACCAGATCTACCTGACCACCCTGCCGGACGTGTCGTATGCCAAGACGGCGATCCACCGCAAGGGCACGCCCGGCTTCTCGCAGGACGCACGGCGCGCATTCGCGCACCACATGTTCCACGGATCGCACTACCTGGCCAAGCTGAACTATTCGGACCAGCTGGTCGACACCCTCGAGGCGATGCAGAAGCACGCCGACGAGCGCGCGCCCGACCCCACGTACAACCAGGTCAAGGCGCAGCAGGTCATCGACGAGATGACTAAGCGCCACGACGCCTACATGAATCCGAAGGCCAACCGGCTGTCGACCAGGCTGACCTCGCTGGGCTTCCTGTTCTACCTGGGCCTGTCGCCGGCCTCGGCGATGGTCAACCTGCTGCAGACGCCGACGGTCGCGTTCCCGCTGCTGGGTGGCCGGTTCGGCTACGGCAAGGCCTCGCGCGAACTGCTCCAGGCCTCGAAGGAAACCATGGCCGGCCACAACCGGCTCGCCGGCCGGCTCACGGGCGACGAGAAGCGCGCGTATGACGAGTGGGTGCGCACCGGCCAGATCGACCTGACCATGGTGCACAACCTGGCCGACATCGCGGTCGGACAGGACAGCGTCTGGCATGGCCACATGCGCGGCTACATGGAAAAGGCGGCCTGGATGTTCCACCACGCCGAGCTGTTCAACCGCCAGGCGACGCTGCTGGCAGGTTACCGGCTGGCGCGCCAGAGCGGCATGAACCACGAGGACGCCTACCGCGCCTCGGTCGAGATGAACAATGCCAGCCACTTCAACTACGCGGCCAGCAACCGCCCGCGCTTCATGCAGGGGCCGATCGCGCAGGTGATCTTCCTGTTCAAGCAGTACAGCCAGAACCTGATGTATACGTTCCTGCGCAATGCCTACCTGGCGTTCAAGAAAGACCCGCAGGCACGGCGCACGCTGTCGGGCCTGCTGGTCACGCACGCGCTGGCGGCCGGCCTGCTGGGCCTGCCGGCGGTGACGACGCTGCTGGCGGTGGCCTCGGCGCTGGGTGGGAGCGACGACGATCCGTGGGATGCCGAGGTGGCCTTGAAACGCGTGCTGGCCGACCTGATGGGCGACGACCTGGGCCAGGTGGCCGCGCACGGCCTGTCGCGCTTCACCCCCTGGGACATTTCGGGCCGGATCGGCGCCGATCACCTGATCGTGCCGGACGTGCAGGAGGGCCTGCAGGGTACGGACTGGTACAACGCCTACGTGGCCGGGTTCCTCGGGCCGGTGGTCGGGATGGGCGAGAGCTGGGCCAGGTCGGCGCAGATGCTGGCGCGCGGCGACGTCGGGCGCGCCATCGAGAACGCCCTGCCGGCCGTGCTCAAGGGCCCGGCGCGCGCGATCCGCTACGCCGTCGAGGGCGGCGCCAAGGACCGCAAGGGCATCACGCTGGTGGACGACATCAACGCGGCCGAGTACGCCGGCCAGGTGCTCGGCCTGTCGGCCAGCCGCGTGCGCCTCGCGCAGGAAGGCAAGAGCGCGATCGACCAGCGCGACGAGGCGCTGGTGCAGCGGCGCCACGTGCTGCTGGACCGGTTCGCCCAGGCCGTCATCCACGAGCGCGGCGACGACCGGGCCGAGGCGCTCGAGGCGATCCAGAAGTGGAACACGCTGCATCCGAACCGCGTGATCGCCGGCATGCACCTGCAGCACGCGGTGCGTATGCGCATGAAACACCTGGCGCAGGCGAAGCAGGGCATCTACCTGCCGCCCAAGCGCGGCCTGGATGCGCGCGCCTATGGCGACTTCGCCGACGGTGAGTAATGGGACCGCGCCACCGCCGGGCACGGGCGGTACGACCCGTCCGCTCCTCTGACATCGACCAACTGGAAGGAACCGACATGACGAACCTGACCGACCCGCCGCCGCGCGGCCGCCGTGAGGCGGACCGTCGCATCATCGACATGAGTATCCCGCTGACCTGGCTGCTGTCCACGGCCGCGGTGATCCTGTGCACGTTCGCCACCACCCTGTGGAACATCGCCGCGCAGAGCAACAAACTGGACCAGCTGATCGCGGCCAACGCCAAGTTGGAAAAAAGGCTGGACGACCGCGACCTGCGGGTCGACGCGCTGCGCGACCGCATCGGCGCGCTGGAACGGTCGGTCGACGCCTTGACCGTGCGGATGGAAACCGCGGAACGCATCCAGCACAAGTGACCTGAACCGACCAAGGAGACACACCATGATCCTGACCCTGCTGTCGATGCTGGGGGGCGGCCTGATGCGGCTGCTGCCCGAGGTGTTCGCGCTGCTCAAGCAGAGGGGCGACAACGCCCACGAGCTGGCCATGCTCGATAAACAGATCGCGCTGGAGCAGACCCGTTCGGCCATGAAGCAGCAGGAGATCGCGGCGCAGGGCGAGGCCGACCTGAACCTGGCCAACATCAACGCACTGTCCGAGGCATTGAAAGGACAGATGCAACTAACCAACGTGGGCTGGGTCGACGCCCTGAACTTCGCCGTCAGGCCGATGACCACCTACTACCTGCTCGCGCTGTACGGCCTGGCCAAGCTGGCCATGTACCACGTCGCCCTGCAGCATGGCCTGTCGGGATGGGATGCGATCCTGAAGGTCTACGATGACGAGGACCGCGCCATCATGTCGGGCATCCTCGGGTTCTGGTTCCTGAACCGCACGATCGAGAAAGCGAAAGGGCAGGGATGAACGCCGCGCTCGAGCTGGCCCTGCGCCTGATCCGCGTGTTCGAGGGATGCCGCCTGCGCGCGTACAAGGACGCCGTGGGGATCTGGACGGTGTGCTACGGCTTCATCCGCGGCGTGACCGCGGACACCGTGAAAACCCAGCCCGAGTGCGAGGCGCTGCTGGCCAGCGAGACGACCAGCGTCATGCTGCGCGTGCTGGCCATGTGCCCGGAGCTGGCACCGTACCCGGCCAGGCTCGCGGCGGTGACCTCGTTCGCCTACAACCTGGGCCTGGGCGCGCTGGCCGCGTCGACGCTCAAGCGCAAGATCCGGCGCAAGGACTGGGCGGGCGCCGGCGCCGAATTCCCGAAGTGGCGATTTGCCGGCGGGCGCGAGCTGCGCGGCCTGGCGATCCGGCGCGCGCTGGAGAGGAAAACGTTCGAGTCGGGTTGAACCGGGCGGATACGTGCTGGACGATGGCCGCTTTGTGGAGTAGGATTAAATCCTATTCACGTCGAAGGAGTCATCATGCGAACAACCCAGCAACTGAGCATCACCCTGCCCAACGAGATGGCGGATGTCGTCAAGGACAAGGTGCGCACCGGTGAATACGCCACCGAAAGTGAAGTGATCCGGGATGGCCTGCGCGCGCTGCTGGCCCGTGATCGCGCCGTGGAAAACTGGCTGCACAACCAGGTCGGGCCGGCGTACGACGCCATGAAGGCCGATCCGACCCGGGCCGTCACCGTGGATCAGGTGCGCGCGCGCCTGCGTGATGAACACAACCACGCGAAAGAGCCATGAATTACGGCATCGTGTTCAGCCCGGAAGCCTCGGAGCAGCTGGCCGGGCTTTACCGATATATTGCCGAGGCCGCGTCGCCTGACACTGCGGCGCGTTACACCGACGCCATCGTGAGCTATTGCGAGAGCCTGACCACCTACCCCCATCGCGGTACGCAGCGCGATGATGTGCGTCCCGGGCTGCGCATCACGCACTACAAGAAACGGACCGTGATCGCGTTCGACGTCGCGGAGGGACTGGTGTCCATCATCGGGATTTTCTATGGTGGGCAGGACTATGAAACGATCCTGCGCGACCCGTCGGACGATTGAACCGCGGTTCTTGTATAGCCCGTCCACCTTCGCGGTGGGCGGGCTTTTTTTGCGTTTACGGTGTCGCCGCCTTGCCGCCACGCCAGACGGCGATGAATTCGGGCGAGCCGTTGTGCGCACGCGAGTAGAGCCAGTCGGGATGGACGATATCGTGCGGCAGGCTCCAGATCGACTTGCCGGCGTGGACCTGGGTGTTGCCGATGAAGATGTATTCTTCGCAGCGCGACAGCAGGTCTTCCTCGTTGACGCCGAACATGTTGCCGCCTGCCGCGTGACGGGCCGGCCGGTACAGGTGCGTCACCCACGACGCCACCACGACCTGCGGCTGCAACTTTCTCACCGCTTCCTTGGCGTCGAGCTTCTGGACGTTGGCGCCGTAGCGCACGGTCGGCTGGCCGGCAGCGGCATACCAGGCCGCAACGCGTGGATCATCCTGCATCTTGCTGTCGGTCGCCGGGATGCCCAGCGCGGCGGCGAGCTGGCCGTGGCCCGCACCGATCTCGATGGCGCTGCGGGTGCCGATCCTGGCGCGCAGCCAGTCGATCAGTTCCCCGGTCAGGAAACCATACACGCCGGCGCGCTGGCCGAAGGCGGCGCGCTCCACGACCGTGGTGTCGCGGTAGTAGCTGGCGGGCATGACGCGCAGGGTGCCGTCCGGCCGAAGCACATCCCGCGCGAGATCGCGTGCGTTGGTGGTGTCGAGCACCGCGATACCCATGTTGTTCATGCCGACCTCCTTGCCGGCAGATGTGGCCGGCGCCCGGCCAGCCGGTCCAGGTAACGGCCCTCGCGCAGGTTGCGCGACATGAACGGCGTGAACGCGATCAGGCAGGCACGGCGGTGGCCCAGCACGGCGTCGTCCCACGAGCTGTGACGGTCCTGGTACTGGTCGTATGGCCCACCGAAGATCATGGTCTCGAACACCAGCGGCGGACCATTATCGTAGAAGCGGTGATCCAGGCCGAGGAATACAGTCGAGACCCGGACGCCGGCCGTGCGCGTCTCGGCCACGCGGCGGTTCTCGAAATTCTCGAACGTACACGCCCAGGTCGACATGTCGTTACCGGGCACCGGAACGACGTTCTTTTGGTCATCAAGTAGGTAGAGTCTCATTCTTTATGGTGCCAGCGAGTCGAGCAGTGCGGCCAGTTCTTCGACGGTGACCGTGCCCTCGGCCACGTCGACCATGATCTCCTCGAGCGCGTCGGTGCGTTCGATGTCGATGCCCTGGGTGTCGAGGTAGGTCAGCGCCGTCACCAGCGCGGTGCGTTTGTTGGCGTCGTTGAAGACGTGGCCGCGCGCGATGGCGATCGCGTACATGGCCGCGATCTCGAACACGTCATCCATCCCGCCGTAGGTGACGGCGGCGTCGACGCGCGACAGGGCGCCCTCCAGGGCGCCGCGGCCGTGGTCGCCGTGCAGGCCCGGCTCCTGGCTCAGGATATAGTCGTGGATCTCCTGGACTTTGTCGGCAGTGATCATGATCAGCGGTTGGCCAGGGCCTTGATGACCTTGGCGTGCGTCGTCATCACGCGTTTGGCGCTGTTCAGGACGACACGCGTCCCCTGTTCGCCCGACAGGTCCATCGGGACCGGTTTCAGATTGGCCCGGCGGGTCTTGATGACCACACCGTACTTGTTCGGTTTCCCAGCAGTGATGCTCATGTCGGCTCCTTGTGATCAGACAAAAATGGCGTACTCGACCAGTGCGCCGTCCTCGCCCTTCATGTACATGCGGCGGCCGGCTTCATGCTGCTGGATGATGTTCTCGTACAGACGCAGCGCGTTCTTCATGACCTCGGCGTAGGAGGTCGCTTCCGTCTTGTCCTTGAGCAGGGCGAGCCGCTCATAGGACTGCGGCGCCAGTTCGAGTTGGACGCGAGTGGTCTTCGACATATATCCTCCCGTTTGGTTGATGGAGATTTGATGATATCACGCTGCTGCCACGTGCGGGCGCGCATCTTGGTTAGTTGCAAAATCACCCATTCGCCCTATGCGGCCAGGTAGGGCAGGAATTCGGCCGGCAGGTCGCAGTTGCGCGGCGCGCCGGCGAACAGCGGCCCGATCTGGGCGGGCTGGTAGCCAGCGTAGCCGCAGCCGACCGGCGTCACGAAAAATCGCTGGCCGGGATGGGTGGCGGCGTAGGCGAGGAAGGTGCGCACGTGGATGGCGATCGCCGCCAGCGGCAGCGGCCGCAGGTCCGCGTCCTTGGTCGGGATCGCATAGGCGTGGCCCTGCGGGCCTTCGGCGCGGCCGTAGATGGCGCCGTAGTGGTCCTTCGCCGCCTTGGCCGCGCCCTTGCCGTGACGCCCCGCCAGGTTCGACCCGAACACGAAGATCCGCGGTTTTACTTTCCACACCGGCACATGCGCTGCCTCGGCGCGCTGGATCATGTCGGCGGTGCCGCCGTTGCCGGCGAACGCGACCACGGCCTGCGGGTTGAACCGGACCAGCATCGCCGCGTTTCGGAGGGTGCCGGCGGCGTGGCCGTACCGGTCCCAGTCCGCCTCGCAGGTTTCATGTGGAACGCCACGCGCGATCGCCCAGGCCCGCGCCAGGCGGTCGGCCCCAGGCGCGCCGCCCTCGATGATGAGCGTAATGCCGTGCTTCCTGTACACCGCGTCCAGTGCAGCGAATACATGGGCCTTGTCCGCGTACTTGCGGCCGCCACACACGAGGACGCGCATCAGGGCTCGTCCAGCAGGTGCTTCAGGCGGCTGTCCAGCTCGTTCTGCAGCCTGGCGCTACTGCCCTTGGACGGGTCCGCCGACAGGTTCGCCTTCTCCATCGCCGCGCGCGCGTACTTGTTCCTCCCGGACTTCTGCATCTTCGGCTTGGGCGGTGGCGGCAACGGTTTGACGGACTGCTTGGGGGCGTCCGGCCAGCGGAACAGTTTCCGGGGAACCTCGGGAGGGATATACCACAAGCGCACTTCGGGGCACCACCTGGCCCCCAGCGCTTTCGCCTCGTCCTTCTCCGCGAAAGGCACCGCAAGATACCGGCGTGCCCGGGTCATGGCAGGCGCACCTCGTTGGCGGCCGAACAGGGCGCTGCCGGGCCGAACACCGCGGCGAAACAGTAGCAGCACAGGTACGCGGTCAGGTTGTGGCGGTGCGGGGCCGGATCGTCCCACATGATTTCCTCGCCAACCTTGTGCGTGGCCGGCTCGCTGCAGTTGGTGCAGTATTCGCCCGCGCAGCTCGCGGAAACGTGGTGGGGATGGGTGTTCAAGCTGTTCATTTGGTTTCCATGATGCGTTTGACGTACTCGACGCCAGCCAGCCATGCGTCGAACAGTTCCCACTCGGCGGCCGTGCGGCCGGCGTCAGCGACAGTCTTCACCAACCACTTGTCGAACGCCCCGCGCGAATGCTCGGGCGGGTAGTCGCGCAACGCCAGCGACGCGCACCACACCATCCAGCCCGTGACGCGGCCGGATTGGCCCGCGAGCCAGGCGTCGAAGCGCGTCCGTTCGTCCATGTCACTCTCCGGCCGCGGGCAGGTCGTCCATCGACGACCGCTCCGGCGCGAACCAGCCGCCAAAACGGCCACTCATCACGCCCTCGCTGAAGTCACGGTAGATCGGCTCGGCCAGCTTGACGCCGCGGCCGTTGCGCACGATGCGCGCATGGGCTTCCCAGACGCCGCCCGCGCGCTCCTCGATGGCGACACGCACCATCTCGACGCGCTGTGGCATGTTGGCGATCTGGCCGTACTTGGCGAGCAGCGAGTCGGCGACATCCTTGGTGACGCCTTCCGGGAGCGTCCAGACTTCATGGATGAGCATGACGGTGTGCGCCTCGTAGATCCTGGTCAGCTCGCGGATGGCGAAAGCGACACGTTCCTTTTCGGCCATGTTTTCAAACATCATGGGCACGATCTCGATCTCGTCGTCGCCGTGCATGATGAGGGCGACGGGCAGGACTTCGCCCTTTTCGGCGATCTGGCGGCGGCAATCCTTCAGGATGCGATCGATGCGTCCGATGGTCTCGGCGTCAGGCTTGGGGAACGGTTCAAAGTGTTGGGTCATTCGGTTACTCCTTCTCGGTCAGCAGGCCACGCATGCGCTCCAGCAGGGTCTCGACCTGGCCGAACAGAAATGTCTCGTCAGGCCCGGCGCCGAACGCCTGGTTGCTCTCCAGGTACAGGCCGTAGCCGTGTTCGGGATGGACCTTGACGCACAGCGGGCCGACGTCGATCCAGGTCGATTTCCCGTCGTCCTCAGCCTCGTCGACCACGACACGATGGCCGAGGGCACGCAGGGCGAAGATCAGGGGTTGCGCGGCGCTGATCGAACGGATCGAGCTGGTATCAGGGAAAGGAATGTTCGACATGGCGTATCATGGGCAGTAAGGCGCCGGGACGGCGAAATCATGGTCGGCCCACGGCTTGCCGCAGCGCGGACACAGGCTCGGGGAACATGTGTGGATGGTGCCCGGGAACAGGGTCTTGCCGCAGCGTTCGCACGCCGGCGCGGCGGAAGTGGGCGTATCGGGGGGCGGGTTGCTATTTGACATAAAAATGATTATAGGAAAAAGTTGTCATCTTGACAACATCGACATATCTTATTTGTTCCGGTTGGGTGCCGGGGCGTGGCGCAGGAGGATGGCGAGCAACTCGTTTTCGGTGGCCATCAACTCGTCGGAATCGTCGGGCAATTTTCCTTCTGGAAGTGCCTTCAACTCCTTGATCACGGCGTCAATCCAGCTGTAATCCGCACGGCTCCCGCCGGCCTTCAGCACGGCCGCCGCCGCATACTCCTGGCGCTGCTCGTGGCTGTACGCCGGCCAGCGGGTCTCGCCATCCGGCGCCAGGTACGTCGTCACCGGCACCTGATGCGCGCCGCCAGCCTCCAGCAATCGCTCGATCACGGCCCGCTCAATGGCCTGCGCGAATGGCACCACCACGTCGTTGTCGATGGCGTTCATGCACACCGCCGCGTACAGGTAGCGGATCTGCTCGACCGGCAGGACGTTGTTCGGCAACAGCGCAGCATCCCCGCTCGCGCTTGCCGTGGTGGCAAAACGAGCGGCTAATTGACGCGCTTCATCCATGGCTGCGAGCGTCGTTGCGTTCGGTGCCGCCCCGTCCATCTGGCTGACGTCGTGTGTGCTCATGCGCGCCCCCGGCCCATCAACCGCATCAGCCTCAGATCACTGTTCAGCATCCGGCGCAGCACGCGCGCCGTGCCTTTCGGCATGGCGTCGATGTGGGCCTTCATCTGGTCCAGCATGCCCGGTTGGCGCAGCAAGGCCACGCGCGCACGGCGCACGTCCCCCAGCATGGCCAGCGTGTCGCCCGCGCCGTCGGGCATGAACGCCCATGTCCGGTTCGCCACTTCGCGGCGCCGCCTGTCCCTCATCTTCATTCAGTCCTCCAGAAATTCATCGCAGTGGCCGCAGAACCGCTGCGCCACGTCGTTCGGGTTGTAGCTCGTCCTGCCGCATTGCAGGCACTCGATGCCATCATACGGGCCGTGCACGAGTCGATAGCGCGGCCCCGGCGCGCGCGCCCGGATATGCGCCGGCCGTGGCGGGCCGACCGGCGCGATCCCGAGCTGGTCGCGCCAGTCGGCGCACGCGTCGGGCGGTCCGACCACGAGGTTCACGCCCAGGTAACCCGACAGCAGGCTGTCCACGATCCAGCCCGGCTCGTCCTCCTCGCAGTACTTCTGCCACGCCGGCATCAGCGCGCACAGGTCGCCGACCGGGATCGGGCCCTCGATCACGATGCAATCGTTTGTACGCATGACGGTATAGCGGTCCTGGCTCATAGCAGCGCCTCGATCGCGGCGTTCAGGGATTCATCCGTGTAGCCGGCCGGCAGCAGCGCGAGCGCCGCGCCGCAGACCGAGCAGACTGCGCCGCCCCGCCCGCACACCCGCCCGGTCCATGTGAAATTCTGGCGCACATGACCGTTCTCGCAACCCCAGTGCGGCGACTCGTACCAGGCGTCCGGCAGGCCCATGTTCATCGGCAGCCCGGCCTGCAGGGCGCCGTCGATCTCGGCCTCCTGCAGCTGCACCAGGGCCTTCCAGCGCGCGCTGCTCATGTCTTGTACTGTTCCAGGTCGGCGCGGATCTGCTTGGCCATGTATTCGAGCGTGTCGGGCAGCCTGAACAGCGCCTCCGGCGCCACTTGCACCGAGAACCCGTAGCCATGTTCCCCGTCCAGGACGATCAGGACCGCGCCGGCCGCGCCCGTGCTCTCCCTGGCGACGGTACAGGCGTCGTCGTATTTGCCGGGACCGCGCATCAGTGACCTCCGTTGGCGCCGGCTACACGCGCGCCGAGCGTGAGCGTCAGCGGCACGCCCGCGTTGATCAGGCGCGCGTGCGCGATCAGGTGCTCGGCCAGGCCGATCGCCTGCTCGGGCGGCATGCCGATCCAGGCCACCGGCTTGGTGAAGTGCAGGACGACGTTGCCGTTCTCGTGGCTGATCGCCATCGCCAGCTCGCCCTCGTCGTCGTCGTTGAGCTTGCCGTGCGGGTACTTGGGGTCGGTCATGGGTGTGATCCTTCGTGAAAGTCAGGTTGGGCGCGTCGCCAGCAGGCGCGCCAGTTCATGCGCCAGGTCGTGGGTTTCGGCCGTCATGTAGACCAACCCCATCGCCTTCTGGCGCTCGTCCGCGTGCTGCACGTACCTGCGGGTCAGCCATTCAAAGATGACCCGTTCGTCATCCATGCTGAACACCGGGGGTCGAGGCGCATAAACTATGGCCCGCAACAGCTTGACGGCCAGGCGCCCGCGTTCTTCGTCGCCCAGATCCTCCGCGGTCGTGATCCAGTGCGCATGATCGCGCCAGTGTTCCATCATTTTCCCTTGTTGGTCTTCGGTGGAAAGTATTCGCGGATGTCGGCGTACTTCATGTTGAGCGGGCCGCCGAAGGCCTTCGTGATCGCCAGGTCGTACTGCAGCGTGTCGATCATGGGCACGCGGATCTTCTCGCCCGGCACGATCTGGCACAGCGTCTCGTCGCGGTCGACGATCATGTGCATGCGGCAGGCCAGCGGCCGCTGTTCGTAGATCGAGCAGGCGCTGTTCACCAGGAAGCGGCACGGCACGCCGTCGTAGCGGTTGCGCAGCTTCTCGATGTGAACGAGGTCGACGTTGAATGCCTTCGGCATCACCATCCTCGCGCCGGTGGCCGCGGCGATCATCTTCGCCTCGTCCAGGTGGACCATCGTCGCCATGTGGCAGCAGTGGCTGCAGCCCTTGCGACACGGCACCAGGCCGCGCCCCGCTTCTCCGATCTTGTCGGTCATTCTCCGCAGCAGGATGATCTTGGCCTTTACGCTGTTGGCCGCCCGCGCCTGGCTGGCCAGCGCGTTCATGCCCTTCGTGTCGATGCGTTCGTTGATCGCGTGCGCCACACGCTCGGCGTGTTCATGCATGGCCGGGTCGGCCTCGCGTGCCCGGATTGCCGTCAGGTCTGCGTTGAATATCATGGTCGAGTGCAGGTTCGCGCCTTACGCGGATGGCTGAAGGACGGCATAGTAGCGTACCGACGGCGGATACAGGTAGCGACCGGCCCACTTGCCGGCGGCATCGGCCTGGTCGAAGCTGTCGAACGGGGTTGCCACGCGCGGGTTCGGCACCGTGAACGCGCGTGTGCGCTCACCGTTGAGCGTGTGTCGGGTTTCGACCACCAGGAAGCCGCTGCACATGGCGACATAGAACAGGCCGCTCATGGGTCACGCCACGTGTTCGACGACGTAGCCCTGCGCCTTGAGCCAGATGGTGATGATGCGTTTCAGTTCGCTCATGGCGCCGTTGCACGGCGTGTAGCGGTCGCCCACCAGCTTCTTGAGTTTGGCGGTGCAAGGATGGCTGACGAAACGTTCCATGCCGATCACCTTGTCGGCCTGCGACACCCGGTCGACCGATGCCTTGCAGTCGGTGTCGACGCAGCGCACATCGAGCATCGGGAACGCCTTCTCCAGCTCGTGCTTGTACTGGCTGGTGCGGTTCACCAGGATGCCGAGGACCAGGCGTTTTGGCTTGTCCACGTGCGGCTTCTCGTCGCCATAGTGCTTGACCACGGCCGGTGCGGCCGGCGCCGGCGTGGACGCCACCAGCTGCGGGCCCGGGTACGGCATCGCCGGCGGCGCGGCCGGGGCCACCGGGATTGCCGCCGGCAGTTTCGAGATGGCCTGGTCGATCATGGTCTGGATCATCGGGGCGAGGTGTTTCGCCACCTCGCCGCCCAGCAACGCGACCAGCGGCTCGAACGCGGCGCGGTACGGGTCGATCGTCTGGGCGATCGCGCCGGCCATCTCCAATGCCGGTGCGACCACGTCGGCCGTGATCGTGGGCGCGGCAACCGGCGGCTCGACGGCCGTGGGCAGCTCCTGCACCGGGGCCCGGCCTTCCAGCTTGGCGCGCAGGTCGGCGAACGCGCGCTCCAGCGGCGCGCGCAGGGTCGAGAACGACGCCACTTTCAGGTGTCGTCTCTGGCGCTCGAGCGGCAACACGCGTTCCTGCGCGAACGCGATGTCCTCGGTCTCCAGGCCCACCAGGCTGTGGCCGAACGGGTAGTTCTGGACCTGGTGCAGGCGGTGCAGTTCCTCGGCGATCAGCAGCCATTCCTCGCGCGTCCATTCGATGCGCGCGAACAGCTTGTCGGCCGGGTTGGCCGGCGGTGTGCCGGCGACCGGCTCGGCCGGCGCCACCGCGACCGGGCTGTCGTCCTGGACGGTGTCGCTCGGGTCGTCCTCGGGCAACGGTGCGTCCGCCTTGATCCGGGCCAGTGCCGAGTCGAGGTGTTTTCTTGCGTCCGGGATGTTGAAGAAGCGGCGCGGCCGCGTCATGGTGGCGGCGGCCTCGTTCAGCATGGCCAGCGTCAGGTAGTCGAGGCTCGTTTCCAGCCGCGGCATCATGGCGCACAGCTTGCGTGCCAGATCGTCCCACTCCTCGACCGTCCAGAGCACGCGCTTTTGGCCGGCCGGATTGTCCTCGCCGGTCCGGATCACCTGGCGGTGCTGCGCGAATTGCTCGGCCCCCCAGATCGGTTTGCCTTCGAGGGTGTCGCGCAGGCGCCGCCCGAACGACGTCAGGTGGGCCTGGTTCGCCATCTTCCTCTGGCGTTCCGGCGGCAGGGCCTTGCGGATCGCGGCGTTCAGGTCGGTGATGTTCAGGCCCGGCACATGGCCGTCGATCGTGGCGCGCGGGTAGTTCGGGGTCAGCTGGGCGGCGATGGCGCGGTATTCCTCCGCGGTCCAGAAGATGCCGGGGCGCGCCGGCGCGGCGCGCGTCGTCCTGGTCTCGGCTGGCGTCGGCGCGGCGTCGACCGGCGGCGTGGTGGGCGGCTTGCCGAAATAGACCGGGTCGCGTCGTTTCCTGGCGTCGGCGTAAATCTCGGCCAGCTGGTCCGTGACGCCGCCCAGGCGCTTGAATTTGCGCCGGCGGTTCTCTTCCATCATCGACGCGGCCAGGTTGATCTGGTGCAGCGTGAGGCATGACAGGTCGGACGCGCTGATCAGGTGCAGCTCTGGGTTCAGGGTGTGCAGGGCCAGTGCGAAGAAACGCCACTCGTCCTGGCTCCAGCGGATCTTCGTTTTGGTCCCGCTTTCTTCGTCGGCGTCGGTGTCGGCCACCGTGGCGGGCCTGGACGCGGCCTGGGGCGTTTTTTCGGCCGGGGATGGGATCAGGGTCAGATTCGGGCGCGCGACGCCGTAGGGGGCTTCCTGGCGCGTTGACGGGGTGTTGCCGGACAGACTTGAAATTCGAGTGAAGGCGCTCATCAATTCGCGTTTGAGGCGGTTCAGCCTGGGACGCAGGCTATGCCGTGCCGGTTCCAGACATGCCTTCATGACGGGGGTGAATTCAATATCGTTCAGTTTGATCTGGTGCGCGTGCGCAATCGTCTGGAACCTACGGTCAGGAAATGTCTCGACCAGGGTTCGTGCCAGCGCATCCATTTCAGTCTCACTCCAGGTTTTGGTCGTCATGGTTATCGCGTCCAGTTCGTTAATCGGTATTCCGCTATCTACAGCCTGTTGAAAACATCATCATGAACCAAAGCAATTGAAGCGGATTTTAAAGTGTAACTGTATTGAGCCATGTCATAGTGTTGTAATAATGAACGTTAGTCAACTAGAAAAGATTTGACAACCGAATCAAAGGGTTGTCTAGGTTTATGGCATATACGCTGTGAATATTTGTGAGTATTGGTGACATTTACACGCACTTATGTCACAGAATGTTTACATTCCTCACGGATATTCACTTGGGTGTGTCGATTTATCAAATCTCGTTTACATCGATTAACAAGCGGACTTGATGGGTTTTATGAGGGATGACGGTGCGATTGGCCTGGATTTGAATAGCGCTGCCGCCTAATAAGGTTAAGAGAGGGTTAAAGGACGGTTAACGCTTGTGGATAAGTGCCGTAAACTGTTGATAAAAGGCGAGTAAACCACACCCCCCGGTGTGTCGATTCATGGAAACGGTGTGTCGATTCATGGAAACGGTGTGTCGATTCATGCGTCGGGTGTGTCGATTCATGTTCCCGCGCCGCTGGAGGTGTGTCGATTCATGCGAAAAATCGCTCCCGGTGTGTCGATTCATGCTGGCTCCTCGGGTTCGCGCTTCTTGCGCACCACGTTCACCTTGACGTCGCCCACGCCCTGCTCCATCTCGGCCTTCTCCAGCGCGCGGTGCTTGACCAGCTCGTCCAGGCACTTGCGGATCACGCGCTTCTGTTCCTTGGGTGGGCAGTCCAGGTCGGTCAATTTGGCCAGCGAGCTGACCAGCACCGCGAACGGCTTCGCATGGCTCATGTAGTAGGCGTAGATGCGGCGCGCCGCCGGCGACAGTTTCCTGCGGATATCAAGCGGCATCAGCGTCAGGTAGGGTTTGGCGAACAGCGACACCATCTCGGCGTCGAGCGGGATCTCCCAGTCGAGGTTGCCCTGCGGGATATCGTTGACCGTCTTCGTGCCGCCGCTGAACTTGACCCGGTCGCCGACCATCGACAGCATCAGGCCCGACACCCCGACGCTGTCGGCCGGGATCTCGTCGCGGCTGTAGGCCTGTAGCTCGTCGTACAGGCGCGCCAGCTCCTCCTGGGAGGCGCCGCTCAGGCGCGCCTGTTCATAGGCGCGTGCCTTGGTCAGGCGGCGCGACATCACCGTCAGCGTGGCCCCCTTGAGGCGCTGGATCGACCGGTAGATCTTGGTGTAGTAGCCCTGCTGTTGCGTCCAGCCGTTGAGCTTGCAGATGGCCTTGCTGCTCACGCGCACGATGATCTGGCCGGCGCGCTGCTCGCGCGCCAGCTGCGCCAGCGTCAGCCAGACGAACTCGTCGTCGCTGCGCAGTTCTTCGCCGGTGTAGGTCACCGCCGCGTCGTCGCCGAGCACGTACAGCGGATGGTTGCTGTAGTAGAGGCGCGGCTTGCGCGGGTCGCGGCAGGAGAACAGCGCGGTGTGGGCCAGTTCGTTGGGGATGCCGTGTACCAGGTCGTGGAAGTACGGCATGTGCAGCGGCGCCAGCCGGTTCATTTCGTTCTTGGCCGAATTCGCCTTGGTGATGATCGCGGCCTTGCCGGTCGTTCGTGTCATGGGTAGCTCCCGTCGATCGTTCAGCGCATCGTGGCCGGGTCCGGCCATGCCGCGCTTGGTGCGGGCATGTGTGCCGACACCATGTGCTGGACCGCGTCCTGTGCGGCCAGCGCCGGCGTGGGCGTGGGCGTGGGCGCGCTCTGCTGGGCAGGCGGCGCCGCCGGCGCGGGCGGGTTGATCAGGAAGTCGTCGTAGTTCTTGTCCTTGATCCAGTTCGGTGGCTTGCCGGCGCCGGTCCACGTCTGCTGGGTATCCGGATCACGATACTTCGGCTCGCCCTTGGGGCTGCGGTCGCGCCGTTTATCGGGCTTGCGCTCGCGCCTGGGCGCCGGCGCCGGGACCGGGTAGCCCAGTTCATCCGCCTTGATCTCGTACACCTTCACGAGCTGGCGGATGTCCTCGATCGCCTTGGCCCGGCCTTCCATCATGAGGAGAGTGGCTTTTTCCTGCAGGGCCTTGATCTGGTTCTGCAGTTCGAGATAGGCCTGGTAGCTGGCGTGCAGATCGCTCATGCGTCACCTTTGATCAAAAATTGCTTGCGGTCCTTGTCCCGAATCCAGCCGGGCACCGTGCCGAGTCCACTCCAGGTCTTGCCCGTCTCCGGGTCGCGGTACTTGGCCACGCCGGCCCCGGTGAAGGCCCGGGGCGGCCTGGTTGCGACGATCTGTTCCGGGGTCAGGCCGACGTCGAGGGCGATCCGCAAGATCCGCGCGCGGGCCTCGGCCAGGGCTTCGCGGCGGCGCACGGTGATGTGCTCGGCCAGCAGCTGGTGCAGCGATTCAAGGTAGGGCAGCTCAAGATTTTCGATGAGTGGCAGGACGTCGGCCAGCGCGGCCGCGTGGGGGGTTTGGCTTATGGTTTGGGACATTGTTGGTCAGGGAAATGAGTGGGCAAGCGGCCCAGGTGGAAATGCATGGCGGCGGCCACGGCGGCCTGCCGGCGTGTCATGCCCGGCGGGTCCTCCTCGGTGCCGCCATAGCAGGAACACAGCTTGCGCTGGTGGCCCACCGAGCCGAGCGCGGCACGCAGGCCGCACTCGTAATGCGTGGGCGTGCGGAAGTCCGGCGCGCGCCGGTCGTCCGACGTGATCGGTTCCTCGCAGAACGGGCAAAGCGGGTCGGTCATGAGGCCGCCCTGATCTTGTGGCCGGCGATGCCCACGGCGCGGCGCGGCATGTGGTCCCACTCGACGAAGTAGAACGTCACGCCGTCCATCACGTCAGGGTGGGACAGGCTGCCCAGGACGGTGCCTAGCGTGCCGTCAGGCATGGCGTCGCCGGGTTCGGAGTTGGTTTTCATGATGCGCGTGTCGTTGGCCAGCGCGCCGGGCGCCTGGTCGCGGGTGAACATGCCCTCCCAGCCGGGGTAGTTACGAAACGGGAGGTTCATTTGTCCAGCCCCGCCAGCGCTTGCGCGGTTGCGACCAGGTCGCGGCTGTACAGCTCGCGCCAGGCGTGCATGGCGTGCACGAAACGCGTGAACTCGGCGTCGCCCGCGCCCGGCGCCGTGCCGGCCATGCAGCCCATTGCGACGGCGCGTGCCTTTTCTCCCCATTCGGGCAGGTCGTGGGTCGAGTGCAGCATCCGCGGGTCCGGCTCGCCCTTCAGGGCGTTGGCGGTGGCGCGCAGCAGGTCGCCAAAGCGGATGATGGAATCCTGGGCGTGGTCCAGTTCCGTTTCCAGTTCCCTGACGCGGGCCTGGGCGGCGGCCAGTTCGCGCCGCGCCTGTTCCAGGTCGTCATTCATATCCAGCTCTCCACAATCACAGGGTCATCGCCAGGGCTGCGCGTGATGCAGTGCAAGCCTGGCGGCAGCTTGGCGCGCACGGCCTCCAGCGTCGGCGCGAACACGGCGTCGGCCGTGGCGACGACGCTGTGGTCGGTGTACGCCTCGTGGCGGCGCGCGACGAAGCCATCCGGGTAATCGCTCGGGTGGTCGTACACGGTCCAGACGGACAGCAATGCCGTTCTCAATGCTTCGTCCCCTGCGGTTCGACGTCCGTCAGGTCGTCCGGGTCCAGGCCCCGGCTGGCCACCCACGCCTGCATTTCCTCTTCGCTTTTAAAACGCTTGCCGACGACATTCGCGGCCATCGCTTCGTCGAAGATCAGACGCAGCTCGTGCGTCACCTCGGCCTCGTCAGGGTTGAGCATCTGGCCCACGCCCTTGAGCGCGAGGAAATTGCTGTACACGAAGTCGTACCAGCTCGCGCCATGTTCCCCGCGCAGCTCCTCCAGCGCCTCCAGGTACATGCCGCTCAGGTGGCCGGCCAGCTGGGCGATGTCCTGCTTGGTGAATTTTTTTTCCGGCATGTCGGTCCTTATTGTTGGTTGGGGGTGTCCTTGCGCGCGGCCAGGCTCAGCTCGGGCTTGATGGTGAGACCTTGCGCGAACAGGTCGATGATCGCCTGTGTCGCCTCGGCGCGGGTGTGACCTTCGACCACGCCGGCGTCGACCAGGTAGCGGCCGACCAGCCCGAACAGGCGGATCAGCAGCTTGGGTGAAATGTCGCGTTCCTTGGCCATGTTGACCAGCTCGTCCGTGAACTCGGCGCAGACCTGCTTCTTTTGTTCGATCTCGTCGCGTGTCATCAGTGAACCCTCCCTGGGGCCGGGCGCGGCCTCGATCCGCACCTCCTTCACCGCGCCGCCGAGCCCGCTGGCGAAGCGGGTCATCGCGTTCTCGACCAGCTCCTCGTAGCTCATGCCGCTGTCGCCCTTCTCGCTGGCGTGCTCGATGAAGCCACGCGCGAGGCTGCCGAACAGCACCAGCGCATCCCCCGGCGAGATACCCAGCTCCTTGCCCAGCTTTGCGACGCCCTGGATGAATTTGGTTTCCTTTTTGATGTCCCTGGCCATCACAGCTCCTTACTGTAGTGGGGTCTCGCCGTCGGCGCGCGCGATCGCGGCGCGCAGCTGCTCGGCTTGTTCGCCCTGGATTTCCGTTGCAATGGTCCGCAGTCCGAGGCCGTGGACGAACGCGGTCGTTATGGTCGCGTGGGCAGCGCCCGGTTCCTGGCCCTCGTCGACCATCTTGGCGACGATGCTGCGCGAGAGAAAACCGAACAGGTGGACCGCCAGGGACGGCGTGATGCCCAGGCGCTCAGCGGTGTCGCGGATGGTTTCGAGGAATTCGTTGGACGCGCGTGCGGTGTCGTCCATGCTGCGTTGTTGGGTGTCGGTCATGTTGTTGTTCTCAGTGGATGGGGGCGGTGGCGCGGGGTGTAACCAGGGCCGGCACGGACAAGGCCAGGTCGCGGTAGACGCCGTCGTCGTCCTGCAGCAGGGGGATGCCGCCGACCAGCATGCCGCCGCCCGGCGCGACCAGCGTGCCCTCGAACGTGAGGAACAGGCTGCGCCCGTTGGCCGACGCCAGCTCGACGAACGCGTCGATGACTTGCCCGTTGTACTCCAGGCGCACGTCCTGGCCGGTCTTGAATCGGGTGCTCATGGGGTCTCTTTTTCGATCTGGTTGAGGTAACGCGGCGGTTTATAGGGCAGGCGCCAGCACGCCGTGACGAGCACGCACACCCCGGACACCGTCATGCGGACCCAGTGCGCCTGGCTGGCCGCATCGATCGCGCTCCAGGCGTTCTCCACGCCGACCACGAACTGCCAGAACAGCCAGCCATTGCGTCCGACCCCGAGCCATTTCTCCGCGGGGCGCGGCCGTCCGTGCAGCGCGTTGACCTCGTCCATCATCCCGGACACGCGGCGCAGCAGGTACGCCGCGGGAATGGCGCCCAGCACGCGCCGCCAGCGCGGCAGGTGCGGATCGACGAGCCGTGCGGACCGGGCCAGCAGGGTTTCGATCCGGTCGTACAGGACCGCAATGCGTTGGTCGCGCGCGTTCATGAGCTTGAGATCCTCGTGATCTGGCCGCACTTCTCGCATTTCGTGCGCGAGCGCTTGCGCAGGCGCTCGACCTGTTCCAGGTAGGTGCGGCGGTACTCGTGATAGCGCGTCTCCTGGCGCGCCAGTTCGGCCAGCACGTGCATCGGGTTCAGCTTCGCGTGACAGGTGCCGCACTCGACCTCGGCCAGCTTCTCGTCGACCAGGTATGGCCCCTTGTGGTGCAGCCAGCACGGGCTGTCGCCCACGCGCACCACTTCCAGCACGGGCGGATTCTCGGCGTCGAGCGGGCCGCGATAGCGCACGCCCAGCGTCACGACGTTGTCGTCGTCGCTCACGTCCTGCTCCTTCGCATCAGGTGCTCGGCCAGTGCCTCGTTGACCAGCTGGTCGAGCGTGTACCCCAGGACGAGGGCCTGCACGGCGAGCCGGCAGATCACGCGCCAGGGCAACGTGACCGTCATGTCGACGTCGGGTTCGATCATTTCAGCGTGCCCAGCTCGCGGATGCCGACCATCAGCGACGGCGGCATCGGAATGGCCTGCCCGGCCGGCCGCCACAGGTGCAGGCAGAACTCGGCGTTGCTGATCCACTGGGAGCGCGGCGGATGCAGCTGCATCACCGTGTCCTCGGGTGCCCAGAACAGCTCCTTGACGGCGCACATTTCTTCCCAGCTCGGGCAGCGGTCGCGGCGCGACACCGACACATGTTCCCAGCCTTCACCGTCCGAGGCGATGACCCGCAGCACCTGGTTTCTCGCCAGCTTGACGAGGAACAGGCCGTTATTGCCGGCCTCGGGGCCGGTGGCCCAGGGCGCGGGGCCGGAGGTGACGCGGAAGCGTTCGGGGACTTTGAACATGGGTCAGGGCTATTGGATTTACCGGATCGGGGTATATGATATTAGTCAACTATGTCAGTACAGGCAACACAAATTGTTGCCTGACGCAAGAGACACTTGTACCTATTTTTCGGCCTTGAGCAGGGTGTCGAGATTGTCCTCGATGAGCTTGTGCAGGCGCTCGTAGTCGAGGTTGCCGGACACGCGCGCGCCGTCCGCGGCCAGTACGAGGCGCACGCCGCCGGCCAGCTGGACGTCCTTGCGGCATTTCGGTTGCTTCGGGTTGGCCCGGTCCTCGATCCAGCCCGGCACGCTGGCCTGGCTCAGCTTGCCCTTGGCCAGCAGGTCCAGCGCGTCGAACACCAGCATGCCGTGCGCCGGCAGGTAGGGTTTGAGCTTGTACGCGAGGTTGTAGCCGAACAGTTCCGGGTTATCGTCGAGCAGGTCCTTGGCGGCCTGCGGCAGCAGCCCGAAGGCGTCGAGCTGGGGGATGGCGGTGCGGTCGATGTTGAGCAGCCGGGCCAGCTCGGTGTTGTAGCGGATGGCGCCGACGTCGCGTAGCATCTGCATGTGCTTGAACAGTTCCCAGTGGGCGAGGTTCTTGCGGTTGGTGTTCTCGGTGGTCAGTGCGCGCGCGGCTTCGGCATCCGACAGCGCGCGGATGAAGGCCGGGATTTCGTTCCGGCCCAGGCGCCGGAACGCCTCCACGCGATGGTGGCCGGCGACCAGCTCGAAACGGGGTGTGATTGAATCACACTTTTTCTCGCCCTCAGCGGGCGGCAGCGGGCGCAGGATGATCGGATCGTGCAGGCCCTCCATGCGGATGCCCTCCACCAGCGTCTCCATGTAGGCTTCGTCCATCCGGGCACGGCTCTGGTAGCGCGAGGCCACGATCTCGGCCAGCTTGACCATTTTCGGCGCCGCCACTTCCTGCCCGGCCTTGCCGTAGATCGTGGTCTGCACGTCGGCGTCGATTTCATCGGGCCTGCGCCGGCTTGCGGCACCGGCCGCCATGTCCTGTACGCTGATCTTAGTCATGTGCGGCCTCCTCGGTCTTGCGCTGCAGGCCCATCTTGCCCATCAGCTCGCGCATCAGGCGTACGATCATGCGCGACACCGTATGGTCCTTGTCCATCTGCAGGATGGTCTTGCCGACCAGCTGCGCCTTCCTGACATCGGTGCTTTCCGGCAGTGCCGTCTCGAACACGACCCCGAAACGGTCCTTGACCTCGTTGGCAACGATGCGGCACACCTGTTTGCGGCCATCGTGCTTGGTGAGGATCGCGCCGCCGAATGTCAGCTTCTCGTTAATGGTCTTGGCCTGGCGGATGAAGCCCATGATGTCATCGGCGCCGACCAGCGACAGCTTGGAGCCGGATTCGACCGGCACCAGCACCATGTCGGCGCAGGTCACCGCGTTGGCACTGAGCAGGCCCAGCGACGGCGGGCAGTCGATCAGGATCACGTCGTAGGCGTCCGACACCAGGGCCAGCTTTTCGGCCAGCAGGCGCGTTGCATTGAACGGATTGGAGAACTGCAGCTCGCGCTCCAGGTTCGCCAGCTTCAGCGTCGAGCCAAGCAGGTGTACGCCAGGGATGAGCGTGTCGGTAATAATGGCCTCGGAGATCGAAGCCTGCCCTGCCAGCACTCGCTCGACAGGCACCTTCGGCAGTTCCGTGAAGCTGTAGATCAGGCCGGTCGCGTGGGCCTGCGGGTCGAGGTCGACGACCAGCACGTCCAGTCCTTCGCGGGCCAGGGCATCGGCGCCCGAGGTGGCCACGAACGTCTTGTTGACGCCGCCCTTGTGGTTGACGATTGCTCCAATTTTCGCCATTTTTTGCCGCTCCGTAATTGGAAAGCGGAAATTATCCCACAGGGCAGCGGAAATTACCATTTGAAAATAAAGGGGGTGTGATTCAATCACACCCTTGCCGGGGCACTCTCCAGCTTGCCGTTCTTGGACCGGCGCCGCGCGTCCGGCTGCACCTGGCCGGGGTCGAGCGGCGTGTACAGCAGCGCGCGCAGCTCGCCGATCGACAGGCCGGAGGCGTCGTGCGCCTGGATCAGGAAGTTGGACGACACGCGCAGGCGCCCGTGGCGGATCTTGCTGATCACCGCCGCCGGGAGGTCGAGCAGGATCGCCAGCCCGGCGTCGTTCGAGACGCCAAGCACCTCGCGCAGCTTGTCGAGCATGTAGTTGGGGTTGCGGACATTCGGGTCCTTGGAAATCCTGGGCATGATGCCTCCTCTGGTTACATGAATTGCACGCCCAGCTCCTGGGCGGCGTAGGCCTCGGTCTGGTCCATGAACTTGCTGAATTCCTCGATGTTCAGCCTGCTCGACGGCATCGCCATCGTTTTCCCGCCCGGCAGCTCGACCTCGCCGATGAACTTGCGGCAGAAATAGTCGTGCCAGATGTCCTTGTCGTACTGGCGTCCGCCGATCCAGGCCTGGTCGGCGATCTCGCCGAGCATGGCGAAGTGGCGCCGGTTCTGTTCCGGCGTCCGCCTGTCCTTGTGGATGGTGACCTGGACCGCCAGCGCCTTGCCGTCGTCGGCGAACTGCTTCCAGTTCGACGTCAGGAATGCCACCAGGCCGGCCAGGTGCCGGGCTTCGTACAGCAGGAACAGGCGTGGCTTCATTCAGTGGCCCTGCTCGTCGCACGGTGCCCGCATCAGCACGAGCATGTTGTTCAGGCGCTCGGTGAACACGGCCAGTAGTGCCTCGGCATCCTCGCCGGCCGCGTGCATGGTGATGGCGGCGATGCCGTCGGCCATGTAGGCCAGCGCGGAGCCGAGGCGGCGCGCGATCTCGGCCTGGTGCGGGTCCTCGCCCGGCTTGATCTTGATCTCGTACAGCTGGTCCTCGCGCAGCGCGTCGTAGACGGCGCTGAAGTAGCAGCCGAAACAGGGCAGGCCGTCGCGGTCGGCGTGAAGGTGGGTGACGGTGTCGCTGTCGTGCAGGTGATGGTCAGCCATGATGGGTTCTTCCCCGGTCGGATTGAAACGGGCGGCGCGCGCTGATGCGCCGCATGGCACTGGCGACGTGGGTCATCGCACGGGCCCCTGTTCCGGCAGGCCCAGTTCGCGCCGCAGCGCCTGGTAACCCGCCACGGACAGCGCGGACTTGCCGCGCTCGACACGGCTGATGGTGGTCTGGGCCACGCCGATGCGCGGGGCCAGCTCGTACTGGTGCAGGCCTTTTTTCGTGCGCGCGTTCTTGGCATCCTCGCCGTTCACATAGAACGGACCGGCCTTCCTGCGCAGCTTGGCGACGCGCAGGTTCGGTTCAGCCTCGTCCTGCGCGGTGGCCGGCGCGACGGCCGGCTCGGTCGGCAGTTCCAGCTGGCGCGACGATTCCAGTGGCGGCGGTGGCGGCGGTGGCGGCGGGTCATCCGGCCGGACCAGGCGGACCGGCACCGGCGCGCCGCCGCGGATCTCGGCCAGCCGGGCGTGAAAGTGGTCGTTGAAGTAGTCCAGTGCGGCGTCGCCGTATCCTTCGCTGACCAGCAGCGCCGTCGCCTCGGCCACCTCGCGCACGAAGTAGGCCATCTCCGCGCCGTGTATGAACGGATTCGGGTTGGTCCGGTCGATCTCGCGCACGCGATCGTACAGGTACTGTTCGGTGCGGTTCATGTCACGCATGGCGGCCTCCTAGAATGGCACGTCCGCATCACTGAAATCCGGCTGCGGCGCCGGGCGCGGGGTGCTGGCCGGACGCGGCGCGGCCGGCGCGGGGGCCGCGGCGCCGTCGGGGCGCCCGCCCAGCATCTGCATGTTCTCGGCGATGATGTCGGTGGCGTAGCGCTCGATCCCGTCCTTGTCGGTGTACTTGCGCGTCTGCAGGCGGCCCTCGACGTAGACCGACGAGCCCTTTTTCAGGTACTGGCCCATGATCTCGGCCAGCTTGCCGAACGCCGAGATGCGGTGCCACTCGGTGGTTTCCTTCTGCTCGCCGGTGTTCTTGTCCTTGCTCTTGTACGAGGTGGCCACGGCCAGGCTGGCGATGGCGTCGCCGCTGGGCATGTAGCGCATTTCCGGGTCGCGCCCGAGGTTGCCGACGATGATGACCTTGTTGACGGATGCCATTTCAGGGATTCCTTTCGTTCAGGTAGGGATAGGGGTGCGGCGGTACGGCTGGCCCAGCCTCAGACCGCGCGTGGTAATCAGGTCGGTGATTTCGTTCAGGGTGTTCGGGCCCAGGTTCGGCAAGCGGCGCAGCTCATAGGCGTCCCAGCACAGCAGCTCCTCGACCGTCTCGATGCCCACACTGCGCAGGACGTTGGAGGCGCGCGTGGACAGCTGGAGAGTGGCGAGCGGCGTGCGGCTTCCGGCCGGCGCGGGTGGCGTGTTGGCGGCCTCCTCGTGGGCGGCGATGTAGGCTTGCAGCACGCCCAGCGCCTGGCGTGCGTGGTCGACGTTCTGAATGGTGAGAGTCAGGTTCATGGGGTCAGTGCGGCAGGCCGTGTTCGGTGTGGATGCGCGCGACGATCGCGTCCAGGTAGGCACGTGCGGCCGTGACGCGGCGCATGATCCGTTCCTCGATCGCGCGGTCGCGCAGGTAGGTGATGGTGGTGATGCGCAGCTCGATCGGCAGCGGGTCCTCGCGGTACTCGGTCGGGCGGTCGAAGATGTGCAGGTGCCGGTCCTCGTAGCCGATCAGCTCCTCGGGCGTGTCGACCAGGCAGTACGCGACCTCGGCCTCGTCGACATCCCACAGCCACATGTAGCCGCGCATCTGCCACTCGTATTCGGTCTTGTGCGCCTGTGCCGACAGCGACGGGAAGGTCGCCAGCGACCAGCTCGACTTGATGTCGATGATCTTCTCGCCGGTGTAGATGTCGCACTCGCCGGTGATGTAGTCGTTGGTGCGGCGCTCCTTGTTCTTCCGGTAGCTGGTGAAAAAGCGCTCGTTGTACAGCTCGATCGAGCGGTCCTCGACGATGATGCCCTTCTGCGTGTGCTTGCTTGACACGATGTTCGTGTAGCCGTACACGTACTCCTGCGCCAGGTCTTCCAGGTAGGACCTGGCGCCGGCCGACAGGGTCAGGTCGAACAGCGGCGCCAGGATCGCGCGATCCTCGTCGGTCTTGACCTTCTTGGCCGCGCGCGCGGCCAGCTCGGGCGTACTGAGCAGGGCCGGGTCGATGGCCTTGGGGTCGGCCATCAACGCGTGCAGCGACGAGCAGCGGAAGTGGAAGCTGTTCATGCGTTCTCCGGCGCCGCATCCGCGGCCGGCGCCGGCTGCTGCACCGCGTTCAGTTCCGCCTCGACGGCGGCCAGGCGCGCCA